GTTATTCTGACGGCTATCAGATTTACACATTCACATCTTCAGGTTCAATCATTTTCTAATGAACACTAAGACCTGTACCAAATGCCAAACTGAGAAATCAGTGGACTTGTTCTACAAGGACAGGGATAGGTATGCGTCTTCGTGTAAACAGTGCCAATTAACGCAAAGAAAACAGTATTACATTGACAACAAAGCGACTGTCAAAGTGAAACGGGCGGCTTACCAAAAAGCACATCAGGCGGAACAGTACGAACACTTAAAGAAGTGGCGTAAGAATAACCCTGAGAAAGTCCGTGAAGCTGGTAGACGGCAGTATTCTAAAAACATTGAGCATCATTTGGCTGTCAAAAAAGCATGGCGTTTAGCAAACCCAGAGGCGATCAAAGCAATACTAGAAAAGCATCGGCTTAATCATTTGCCCAAGATGGCAGAGAAGTCGCACAAACGCAGGGCAAAGTTGCGTGGCAATGGCATCTTTCAGGTAACTGAAAAAGAATTGATCCGTTTGTACGCATCACCATGCGCTCACTGCGGCACTATGGAGAATGTAACAATTGACCATATCATTCCTGTTGCTCGTGGTGGTAGACACAGCATCGGAAATCTGCAACCATTATGTTTATTTTGCAACTCCAGTAAAAACGCCAAAACAATGGCGGAATGGAAATATTCTTTAATCACCGAAAGGACTGAAAATGGCGCACTACGCACATATAACTAACGGCATCGTAGATCAAGTAATTGTGATTGATGCAGAAACCTTAGCTTTGGGACACTGGGGCGATCCTAGCGAGTGGGTGCAAACCTCATATCGTACACAGGGTGGACAGCATCCAGAGGGCAGACCTCTCCGTTTTAACTACGCAGGTTTGGGCTATAGCTACGATTCAGTTCGTGATGCATTTATTCCTCCCAAGCCCTATGCGTCTTGGTTGTTGAACGAAAACACTTGTCAGTGGGGCGCACCTACAGCTATGCCCGTTATAGAAGGTAAGATGTTTACATGGGATGAACCCACAACTTCTTGGGTTGAGTTTGTAGCACCAACAGTTTAATCGGAGCAAGAGATGCCTCAATACAGCGGAATGTGGACACTGAGTCAAGTCAGTCAGGCGGTCAAAAACCTGAATTGGACGGGCGTTCCTCCGTCTGTTGTTGAGTATTTGATTGTTGCTGGTGGTGGAAGTGGCGGATCACGCTGGCACGGCGGTGGTGGTGGAGCGGGTGGCGTACTTGCTGGTTATGCGGGTATTACATCTGGAACTTCTTACTTTGTTACTGTTGGTGGTGGCGGTGCGGCGGCTTCTGGCGGGTCTAACGTAAACGGAACTGTTGGGTTTAATTCAGTTTTTGATTCAACAACATCAGGTGCATACACAGGCCGTATTGTTGCTTTGGGTGGTGGTTATGGCGGCGCTTATAACACTGATGGTGGCCCCGGCGGTTCTGGCGGTGGTGGTGGTGATGATGGTACATCAGGCGGCGCAGGCACTTCTGGTCAAGGTAATGCTGGAGGTAACAATACTGGAAACGGAAGTAGTGCAGGTAGTGGTGGTGGTGGAGCAGGAACAGTTGGATTAGTAAATCCATATACTAATATTGGCGGCAATGGTGGGGCTGGCATTGCAAGTGCAATTTCTGGCACTGTAACTACCTATGGTGGCGGTGGAGGAGGTGCTGGCGTAGGTAGTGGTGGCGGAGCGGGCGGTGTAGGCGGTGGGGGTTCTGCCGCAAACCCCGGTACTGCTGGAACTGCAAACACTGGTGGTGGTGGTGGAAGCGGTTCAGCCACAGCATCAAACTCAGGCGCAGGCGGTTCAGGAATTGTCATTCTTCGCTACCCCGGCTCAATTCAATATTTCACTGGTGGCACAGTAACCTATGCCGCTGGTAATGTCGTTCATACGTTTACATCTTCAGGCACATTGGCTCCAACAACGCCAACTGACTTTATTACAAGTGCAAACACAATCGTATTTTTTTCGTCTAACACATGGACAGCCCCTGCTGGTGCAACTCAGGTTCAATACTTAGTCGTTGCTGGTGGTGGCGGCGGTGGTGCAAACTCTTCAACTACAACGGATTTCACTTCTGGTGGTGGTGGTGCGGGTGGTTTCCTTACAGCTACAGGATTTTCAGTAACTGCGGGTACAACATATACAGTAACGGTTGGTGCTGGTGGTTTTGGGGCTAACCCAAGCGATATTGGCTTTGTTGCGGCTACAAGTGGTAGTAACTCTGTTTTTAGTTCTATTACCTCAACAGGAGGCGGAGCCGGAGGTTCTGGCGGTACTGGCGGTGCAAATACATACCCACCCGCAAGTGGCGGTTCTGGCGGTGGATCAAATGGTGCTGGAAATGCTGGTGGCACGGCTTCTCCATCAGGGCAAGGTAATGCTGGTGGCGCAGGGGGCAACCGAGGTGGTGGTGGTGGAGGCGGCGCAAGCGCCGCAGGCACGGCTGGTTCGGGTCAATCTGGTGGTAACGGAGGCGCTGGTACAGCCTCATCTATCACTGGAACTTCTACAACTTACGCAGGTGGCGGTGGTGGTGGCGCTCGTTCCGATGGAAGCCCATCTACTGGCGGTTCTGGCGGTGGTGGAAATGGTGATTCCGGTGTTGGAAGCCCCGGTTTCAAAGGTACAAGTACCGCAGGTCAAGCTAACACTGGCGGAGGTGGGGGCGGAGGCGGAGCCCCTGCAGGTTCTGGCGGTGGAAATAAAGGCTCTAATGGCGGCTCTGGCATCGTAATCATCAAGTGGAGCTAACCAATGTATGCGCTGGCTCCTCCTGCTACTGTTGCTGTTGGGGCTAGTTGGAGCCGTAGCCAAGAGTGGCTGTCATGTGCGCGAGTTTTATGGAATAGCCTACACCGTTCACGATCCAACCATACGGCACAGAGAAATGATGGCGTGGCTCGATCAGAATGCCAGCCATTGCAAGTCAACAGAATACATGGTGATCTGGAACAATTTAGCAGAGTGGGCAGGTACAGCAGATTCCACATGGCTACGTAACAAAGTTGTTCATGGATATAAAGATGCACTTGAACGTGAAAAGAAATGATTCCGCCCATACACAAGTGGTATCCAATGGTTCAGCCGGGAGGCGACCCAACTAAGACAGATGCGCTTGAACGCAGGGCGCAGCGGCTTGAAGAAGAATACGCGCAGGCTTTGAAGATGAAAAAAGTGAAAGACAAAATTGACGATCTTGAGTTTGAGTTGTACGTAAAGAAGGCGGAACGCAACCAACTTAGCCTTGAGATTTTTACTAACCGTAAGCTGGATATTTATGTATGACCAGAAAGCCGATACCCAGACCAGTGAAGAGAGTGTCAATGGACACCAAAGACAAGCTGACCTTGTGGGTCACGCTGATGGTAAGCACCACCCTGTGCATCTCTGTTTTGGCTATGGTAATCAGCTTTATGCTTGGCCTTTGGGCCAAAGAAGTGGACAACGCAGAGATATTCAAGATGATTTCACCCGCTTTTTCTACTCTTATCGGCGGCATGATTGGGTTCCTGTCTGGTATCAAACTGATGCAAAATGAAGAGAAAAAGGATCACAAATGTTAGACATATTAAGTGGCGGTATTCTGGGTTCAGTGTTTGGCGGCTTGTTCCGCATGGCTCCTGAAGTCTTAAAGTTCTTTGACAAAAAGAATGAGCGCCAGCATGAGCTTGCTATGTTTGCCCGCCAGTGTGAACTTGAGACGCTTCGTGGTCAGCAAAAGCTGGCTGAGATTGGCGCTCAACGGGAAGCTGCAATGGACGTTGGAGTGATGGACGCCTTTAACAACGCCATCACCCAGCAAGCTGAGATGGTCAAAGCCGCAGGCGGCTGGGTGGCTAGTCTGTCAGCTTCTGTACGCCCAGTAGTAACGTATTGGGTGCTGTTTGTCTGGTCGTTCATTCATGTTTGGTTTGCATGGAACGCATGGCTTGCCGGAGCGCCAGCCGTAGAAGTGTTTAAAACCATGATGACACCTGACTTCTCGGCCCTGTTGTCTGGGACTATTAACTATTGGTTCCTCGATAGAACTCTCAAACAGCGCGGCATATGAACCTAGAGTTAGCCGCTGCTCTGTGCCGTCAGTTTGAGGGCTACCGCGCCAAGCCGTATTTATGTCCGGCGGGCGTGGCTACCATCGGCTATGGTTCTACCTACTACGCAGACAAGCGCAAGGTAACTTTAGAAGATGCCCCAATGGATGAACCCACGGCAAGGGCGCTTTTAATGATTGAGCTTGAGCATACGTATTTACCCGGTGTTCTGCGTAACTGCCCCGGCCTGATTACTGACGTTCGTAAGTGCAATGCCATTGTGGATTTTTGTTATAACTTGGGCACAGGACGCTTGCAGACTTCCACGTTAAAGAGGAAAATCAATGCCAATGATTGGGAAGGGGCAAAAGAACAACTGATGCTCTGGACTAAGGGTGGCGGTAAGGTACTGCCAGGCTTGTTAAAACGCCGCACGGCTGAGTGCGCTTTGTTGGATTAACCGATGCCATTACAAAAAGTTCTGTTTAAGCCGGGCGTCAACCGTGAAAATACTCGTTATACCAATGAGGGTGGCTGGTATCAATCCGATAAGGTACGTTTTCGTCAAGGCACACCTGAAAAGATTGGTGGCTGGGCGCGCATTTCAATCTCTAGTTTTTTGGGAACCTGCCGTTCTTTGTGGAACTGGATTACGCTAGCCAACCTTAACCTGCTTGGTGTAGGTACAAATCTAAAGTTTTATCTGGAAAACGGCGGTAACTATTACGACATTACGCCAATCCGTGATGCTGCAGTATTAAGCAATCCATTTACCACCACCAATACAAGTACAACGGTTTTAGTCGTTGATGTAGCTCATGGGGCAGTAACTGGAGACTTTGTAACATTTAGCAACGTGGCCACAGTGGGTGGGCTAAATCTTAATAATGAATATCAGCTTACTGTAATTGATTCTGATTCATACAACATCACAGCCTCATCTGCTGCCACATCTGGCGCAACGGGCGGAGGTACAACGGTTCGTGCCGTGTATCAAATTAACACTGGTTTATCCGCAGAAGTCCCGCTAACTGGCTGGGGTGCGGGTGCTTGGGGTGCTGGTACTTGGGGTTATGGTGCTACATCTACATCAGGTTTGCGCCTGTGGAACCAGAATAACTTTGGCCAAGATTTGATTCTTGGATACCGTGGTAGCCCGCTTTATTATTGGAACGCTGCTTTTGGCTTGTCGCCAGCTACATTTACAGTAACTATTGCTACGCCTGCGGTGGTAACTTCTTCCATTAGTTTGATGGAAAACACCCCAGTAAAATTAACAAACACGGGTTATCCATCCGCACTTCCTACAGGCTTGATTACGGGAACTACGTACTACGTTAAAGGCACTGGTGGAACATCATTTAACCTGTCTTTAACTGCTGGCGGCTCGGCTATTAATACCTCTGGAACTCAGTCAGGTACTCACTATATCCTACCTAATGCCATTCCCGTTACGTCTATGTACGGGGCTTCTGATGTGCCATTAATGCAGAACTTCCTGTATGTGTCTGATGTGAGTCGCTTTGTGTTTGCTTTTGGTACAAACGATCAAAATTCTGATACACCTACTACGCAAGACCCAATGTTAATTCGTTGGTCTGACCAAGAATCTGTTGTTGATTGGACGCCTTCTGCTACTAACCAAGCGGGTAGTGTGCGCTTATCACACGGCTCAGAAATCATTACGGCCATCCAGACCCGTCAGGAGATTGTAGTTTGGACTGACTCCACGCTATATTCCTTGCAATACCTTGGACCCCCATACGTCTGGGGTGTCCAACTCTTGGGTGACAACATTTCTATTTTGAGCCAAAACTCTATTGCACAGGCTTCTGGCGTGGTGTACTGGATGGGAACAGATAAGTTCTATTCCTACGATGGCCGAGTTAACACGTTGAACTGCGACCTGCGTAAATATGTTTATCAAGACATTAACTTGGGGCAAAACCAGCAATGTTTTGCCAGTACCAATGAAGGCTTCAATGAAGTCTGGTTCTTCTATTGCTCTGCAAATGCCACAGCGATTGATAAGTATGTGGTGTACAACTACCTTGAAAATACTTGGTACTACGGCACAATGAATCGCACGGCTTGGCTAGATTCTGGTCTAAGGGATTACCCTATTGCTGCAAACCCATTAACAGCTACAACAGGTAATATTGTTAATCAAGAATACGGTAACGATGACAACGGAACAGGTACGCCAGTTGCAATTGATGCTTATATTTCTTCGTCTGAGTTCGATATTGGTGACGGTAACAACTTTGGTTTTATCTGGCGTATGTTGCCAGACTTGACTTTCTCAGGTTCTGACGCAAGCCCAACACCACAACTTACGATGACTTTGTACCCTATGGTCAACTCGGGTTCAGGAACAGGTACGCCTGTAGCAGCTAATGTGGATAAATTAACTGGTGCTTCATACACAATTACTGAAGGTTTTACGGGTCAGGTCTATACCCGCGTGCGTGGCCGTCAAATGATTTTAAAAGTAGGCTCTAACCAACTTGGAACTCAATGGCAACTTGGTGCAACTCGTATTGATATTAGGCCGGACGGTAGACGATGAGCTACATCATTACATCCGAAACAGAGCTTAGCAGGATTGCGGCTCCTAGTTTGCCATTGGCAACAAGGGAATATAGCCAGCAGTATATTGATCAGCTAAATAACGTTTTGCGTTTGTACTTCAATCGGCTGGATAACTTGTTGGCTCAGTTGGTCACATCTACTGGTGGCGCTGGAATACGCTTACCTTACGGAGCATTTCAAGATTCCACAGACCAAGTGGCTGTCAGCACAACTGTTGCCTACCCAGTCACATTTAACACCACAGATTTTTCAAATGGTGTAACTGTAGCTAGCAATAGCAGAATTACTGTAGCCAATGCCGGACTTTACAACTTGCAGTTTTCTATTCAACTGACAAACACTACAAACGCCACTCAAGATGTGGACATTTGGTTTCGAGTCAATAACACAAACGTGGCCAACTCAAACAGCCGTTTTGGTTTGGCCCCAAGAAAATCCGTTGGTGATCCCTATCACATTATTGCAGCGCTTAATTATTTTGTAAGTTTAAATGCGACTGACTATGTTGAGATAGTGTGGAGAACGACTGACACGGGTGTTTCTATTGAGCAATACCCCGCTAGTGCAAGCCCCACGCGACCAGCAGTCCCATCAGCCATTGCTACACTTTCATTTGTGTCTGCGTTACCAACATGATAATATCCACATAATTCAAGGAGCACCTTACCCATGCTTATCCCCAATAAATTCAACGGCTACAGACGTGATGGCACACGTAATCTCTACATTGGTGGGGGTGTTGGCGAGGCGGCTCTGTTAGAGGCCATGATGACCGGCGCTGCTGTGGGTGGTGGTTCGTCAATTTTACAAGGCAAAGACCCATTACAGGGCGCTTTAATTGGCGGCCTGATGGGTGGTGCCGGCGGCGCCATGTTTGGTAGTGCCGGCTCTGCGTCTAGTGGCGCCATGCCTGGAGCGGCCCCTGCGGCCACTTCTGCGGGTACTCAAAGTTTAGCGGCTACTGCTGGTTCTGCAACGCCTGGTCTTAGTGCTAGCACGATTCCTGGGTACATGGGTCCAGTGGATTACTCTATTTCTTCAGCGGCACCTTCTGCGTCTACTGGTATTTCCGGATTAGCTAAAGCTGGAACAATGCCTGGATTTGAGGTGGCTGGTGGCCCAGCTACAAGTCAAATGGGTCTTAGCGCGCCGTCTGGTGCTATGTCTCAAGCAGCAGCAAAAGGTAGTCCAAGCATGATGGGTAGTGCCAAGGAGTGGTTTAATAGCTTGACTCCTAAGCAACAACTTCTTGCTGGCGGTGCTGGAATTGCTGGTATTGGTATGGTGTCCGATCAGTTGCGTGGCGGCATGCCTAAAAAGAAGCCGTACAGCGGAGCGCTTAGCCAATATAGATTTGATCCTGGCGCATATCAGCCATACAGCTACGCAAGCGGCGGCGGTATTGCAGGTTTGGGTAGCTACTCTGATGGTGGCCGCATGCTTAAAGGTCCTGGCGATGGCATGTCTGACGACATTCCCGCTACCATTGGTGGTAAGCAACCGGCACGTTTAGCTGATGGAGAATTCGTTGAGCCAGCCGATGTTGTTTCTCATTTGGGTAATGGCTCGACTGATGCGGGTGCTAAGCAGCTTTATTCCATGATGAACAAAGTACGCAATGCCCGTACTGGCAATTCAAAGCAAGGCCGACAAATCCAGCCACGTAAGTATTTACCCGCATAAGGAGAATAGCATGGCAAATGGCGGGATAGCATTCGGGCAAACCCTTGAGAGTCAGGACGAAACCAATTTAGGCTCTGGCGAACCTGTAGTTAGGTACGGCACTGGTGGCCGCATCACTGGGTTTGATAAAGGCGAGATAAGAGACTTAGCTAGGTTTGGGCAAAATGGCGATACCATACTTGCTCACATTAATCCGCAAGAAGCACGCATGCTTAAACGCATGGGTGGATCAGGAACAATTAATCCCATTACAGGATTGCCTCAGTTTGAAATGGGTGACGATGATTTTTCATCTATTTCATTAGAGGGTGGCGGCGGCTGGGGCGATGACCCGGGGGGCGACTGGCGGGGTGGTGATGACGACAACATACCTGAAATTATTATTACGACAGACCGCCCTCCAGAAGTTACTTTTGACTGGGGCAACGATTTAGTAAGCACTGAGAACATCCTAATAACAGATTGGACGACTGAAGGCAATACTGATGATATTTCTGAAATAATTATTACTGGAGAGCGTCCATCAGCAACGCCTGTTGATTGGGGTACCAATTTAATTAGTACTCAGAACATTCTGATAACTGACTGGGAAACCGAAACTGAATCTGAATTTGTTTCTGAAATTATCATAACTGCTGAACGTCCAACACAAACAGATGTAGTAACTGATACATTTAGTTTTACTCCATTTACTGACCCGCCTTGGACTGATCCAACTGACACTAGTACCGAAACTGAAACTGAAACTGAGACTGAGACTGAAACTGAAACTGAAACAAGGACTGGAGAACCTCCAACTGACCCGCCAACCGATACGTGGTCTGAAGAGCCGCCAACTGATCCTCCAACCGAAGAACCCCCAACGGAGCCACCTACGGAAGAGCCGCCAACATGGTGGACTGATCCTCCTACGTTTACTCCACGTCCTACGATTACTATACGGCGTACACCGCCCCCTACAAGCACGCCGCCGCCTACAAGCACGCCAGTTCCTAGGACAGGTATATATCGTTCGCAGTATCAGAACTACGCTAACCCATTGACAATGTTCAATGTAAGTAATTACGGACAAGATGTTCCTACATCTGCCGGTTACAACTATGCTTCAAGTCGCCAAGGTATTGATGCACTTAATCAAAACTTGCGTGACATGGCTGATAGGCAAATGGCGCAAACATATCCTGATGGTTCGCCAAAAGGCGCGGATATGAATGCAGTGCTAAGAGAAATGCGTGCGGTTGGATTAACACCAACAGATTTGGAGAATGCGTACTACGGACGCACAACAGGACTAAATACACCTTTTAGTGTGTACGGTAAAAATCCACCTATACAAACTCCGTTTAGCTTTACCGATGTACAGCAGCCACAAAAGGCGCAAGCACCGCAAACAGTGCAGCAAAAACAACTTGCCATGTCTAACGGTATTTTTGACCTAATTAAGAAACTGCCTAAATGAGCTTAAAAATTCGCCATGTTGAAACTAATTATGTCCAGCAAGTTTGGCCTATGGTAAAGCCGTTCATTGAAGAAGCCATGACAAAAGGTGGTGACTTCCCTGATTGGGCCCATGACTACACGGCTGATCACATTCAAAGCTTTCTTACTAATGGCGCTTGGCTGCTTGTTGTAGCAGTAAGCGAAGAGGGCGAAATACAGGGCGCTACTACAATCTCGTTTATCAACTACCCCATGCATCGGGTAGCATTTGTGACGGCTATTGGCGGTAAACTTATTTCTAGTCAAGATACTTTTGACCAGTTTAAAGCCTTGTTAAAACTGCGCGGTGCAACGAAAATACAGGGGTATGGACGTGATGCAATCGTTCGCCTCTGGAAACGCTATAACTTTGAACCCAGAAATACCCTTGTTGAGGTACTAATATGAGCTATTCACGCAGACAACTCTATGCCATGGGTGAGCCCCTTGGTGATTCCGTAACCCGAAAAGAAGGCGGTCGCATAATCTATGGCGGCGGTGGTGGTGGCCCAACATCCTCAACGACCAACACATCTAACATTCCTGACTGGCTTCGTCCTCAAGTAGAGACTGTGCTTGCTGGCTCCATGGAAGAGCTGTTTAATACAAAAGCCGCGATGGATCCAGATACTGGTAAGCCCATGCTTAATGAAGCTGGCCAACCGGTAAAGAATGTTACGGGCGTTAAAACTGATGCGTTCAAACCGTATAGCACTGATCCAAGAAATTATGTAGCCGGCTTCAGTCCGTTGCAACAACAAGTTCAGTACAACGCTGCTAACTTGCAGATGCCTGGTCAGTACAACCAAGCAACTGGTTTAACTGGAATGGGCGGTATGGGCGCTCTTGGAACTGCGCAGCAAGCACAGGGTATGGGCAGAGATTACTTAGGCGCTACAAGTAACGTCTACAACCCTACCACCGGCACATACGATGCAAGCAATGCCGTTGGTGCTTTTATGTCGCCTTACATGCAGAATGTAGTTGATGTGCAGAATCAAGCTGCACAACGTCAAGCTGACATAGCTAGAACACAACGACAAGCACAAGCAACTAAGTCCGGTGCTTTTGGTGGTAGCCGTCAAGCTCTTGAAAATGCTGAAGCCAATCGTTCTCTACAGTCTTTGATGAACAACAACCAGTTACAAGGACAGCAGGCCGCGTATCAAGGTGCCTTGCAGAATATGCAATATGGCGCCGGCCTTGGCCTTCAAGGTTTAAATACAGCCCAACAGGGTTATGGCATGGCAGGTCAAGCTGGTGCTGGTTTGGCCAATATTGGTAATCAGCAGTTAGCTGCACAGCAAGGCATCCTTGGATTGCAACAACAAGTTGGTGGCCAGCAACAGGCTCAGGAACAGCAGATCATCAATCAGGCTATCCAGAACTACGCCAACCAGCAGCAGGCTCCTATGCAGGCTTACAACCAGTACAACGCTTTGTTGCGTGGTTACGCTGTGCCTGGTATGACTACTACTCAGTACCAAGCTGCGCCTAGTATGACTTCACAGATTGCAGGTCTGGGTACTGCCGCCGCCGGTGCTTACGGGTTGATGAAGAAAAAAGGTGGAGCTATTAAAGAGCAAAAAGGCCGAGGCATTGACTCCCTTGGTTTGCGTAACGCTTTGACTGCGGGGGCAAAATGAACGGTATTGCACAGAAAATTATTGCTAATCCAAACGCATATTCAATTGATATGCTGACTGCCGGCGTGCAGAATGGTACTGTTCCCGCTTACATCGGCATCCCTCTTATTCAGCAGAAGACGCAGGAGCTGCAAAAGAGCAAAGCCTTGATGGGTGGCATGCAACAAGGGCAGCCGCCTATTGCCCAAGAAGTCTTAGATCAGGCTGAGATGGCCACTGGCTTACAAGGCTTGCCTTCCAACCTTCCTGAAGAGTCTTATGCGCCCGGCGGCATTGTTGCTTTTGCCGATGGTGGCTATGCCGATGAAGAAGAAGAGGATGATGGCCTTGACATGAGCAAAGATGAGCAGCAATTGTTTGATATGTTGCGCCGCCGTCTTGCTTCTAATAGTGAATACGAAGAGATGGCAGGTCTTGGTGCTTTGCCAGTTGGCATTTCTAAAGCAATGCAAACCAAGCGTGAGGTTTCTTCTAAGGTTGGCGATCAACCCAAGCAGACCCGTAGCGAAGGCATTACCCAGCTTACCAAAGAGGGTACTCCAGATGGTGATCTGATTAACAAGATCATGATGAAAGAGAGTGGCGGTCGCCGCTTTGACAAACAAGGTAACTTGTTGACTTCTCCTAAGGGTGCTCAGGGTGAGATGCAGGTCATGCCTGGAACGGCTCGTGATCCTGGCTATGGAATTCGTCCTGCCAAAGAAGGTGATGCTGATGACTTAGCCCGCGTGGGTCGTGAGTACTTTGGAAAGATGATGAACAAGTATGGTGACACCAAGTTGGCGGCTATTGCTTACAACTGGGGTCCTGGTAATACTGACAAATGGCTGATGGCTGGAGCTGATCCGGCTAAGTTGCCACGTGAGACGCAGAAGTACTCTGCTGACATGGCTGGTGGTGGTGAGGTTCACTTTGATGGTGGCGGTATTGCTGACATCTTTAATATGTCCAAGGAAGAGGTTGCTGACTTTATGCGCCGCAAGTTGCGTATGGAGCAGGCGCGTGATGCATTCTCTAAGGTGCCACCTGCGGCACCAGCGGCGGCAGCAGAGGCGGCTAAGCCATTATCTTTCATGGAATATCTAAAGCAAGGTGCAAGTAAGTTACGTCCTGGTATTGGTGGCATGGGTGTTGGCTTGCCTGCCTTGCTACGTTCTGGCGATCTGAATGAAGGTGAAGATGCTGAGTTGGAGAGGCGCCGTAAGATGCCTATGACGCTTGGCACCGCTCCTCAAGGTGGAAAGCCAGTAGCTCCTGCCATGTCTCCTGCTGATGTTCAGCAAGAGATCCAGCGTTTGAAGAATCGTCCACCCATGGAGCCAATGTCTACCGAGGCGGTTCCAGAAGGACAGCCTGCCGCACCTGAAGCACCTGCGAGTGTTGATCCAATGGGTAACTTCATTGGTGAGTATGCTGCGTATCTTAAAGACCGCAGAGGAGAGCTTGCTAAAGACAAAGAGCAGAATAAATATTTGGCTCTCTTGCAAGCTGGTCTTGGCATGATGGGCGGTACATCTCGTTATGCCGGTGCAAACATTGGTCAGGGTGCAGGACAAGGTATTGCCGCTTACTTGGCGGGACAGAAACAAGCATCTGCTGATGATCGTGCTTTACAGCAAGGCATGCTGGGTCTTACTCGTGCGGAACTTTATGACAAGATGCATACAGCCGATCTTGCGCAGAAGAAGGAGTCAAAAGCCGAATCACTTAAGGTTAGCTCTGCCCGCCAACAAGCATCTGAGCGTGAGGGCATGGAGAAACTTGCCGCCGGAATTGAAGCGCAGATTGGAAAATCTATTGATGCATCTGGTAAGTTGGCCGCGCTTGAGTCTATTGGTAAATCTGCAGCAGAAATTGCCGCTGAACGTCAGAAATTAATTAACCAGACTTTAATGGGTAATACCACTCAAGGTCGTCGCTATCAGTCGCTTATGAAAAAGCTTGGCTATGATGTTGCGGAAACAGGTGGTTCAAGTGGCGTTTTGACTTATGATCCTAGTACAAAAACACTGCGTTAAGGATTGCCATGCCTATTGTCAATGTGCCGGGTGTTGGTCAGGTTAACTTTCCTGACAGCATGTCCCAAGAGGACATCATCAATGCAATTGAAACCGACATTCTTAAGAAGCCAGCGCCAGGTTTTATGGAGCGCTCCAAGCAGGCTTTACAGACTGGCTTAGAACAGATCCCCGAAAGCTTGGCCGGTATTGAGTTGGGTGGCCGAGCCGCTCTGGGTCAGAAGGAAGAGGCAGGCCGCCAAGCCGCAGCCATTCGTGCGCAAGAGCAACAGCAAAAGCCTATTCAAGCCATCACTTACGAAGAGCTAGAAAAGACTTACGGCAAAGACGGGGCTATTGAAGTCCTGAAGAAGCTACCGTCTTATATCTCCGAGCAGATCCTTTCGAATGCCCCAAGCATGGCTGTGCCACTGGCCGCTGCGGCTGCTGTAACCCCATTCACATCGCCACTAGGTGGTTTGCTTGCTGGTATTGGTACATATGGCACCCAACAGTTTGGCCAGTTCATGCGCCGTCAAGCTACAGAGGGCGCTACCGGTGAGACGTTAGCACCAGGAAAAGCGGCGGCTGTAGCTGCGGCCACGGCTCCTATTGGTTTCTTTGCTGATAAGTTTCTTACAGGATTGGGCAAGTTCCCCAATAAGATTCTTGGCAGTGAAGCGTTAGCTGAGTTGGCCAAGCGTACTGGTCAATCGTTGCCAGGTCGAATTACGACTGGTGCTACTTTGGGTGTTATTGCTGAAGCTCCTACCGAGGTTTTGGAGCAGATGGCTGAGCGCTATCAGGCCGGCTTACCGCTTGATACGGAAGATGCTTATAGAGAATACAAAGAAGCATTTGCTGGTGCCGCAACAATTGGCGGTCTTGGTGGTGCTGCGGCTAGAGGTTTAGCTGGTAAGCCTGCGATACCACAACCAATCGATGAATCTAAGGGTTTACCCACCCCAATGGAAACATTACCATTGCCTATTTTTTCAGCACCTCCGCAAGGGATGGATGCTAATCGTGCTTTGGCGATGAGAGAAGAAGCGATCCAAGCCGATGAGCAAAGACGCTTGGCGCAGCAGATGGCAGAAGAGCAACGCATGGCTGATGCTCAGGAGCGTGCTCGCTCTATGCAGGGCTTTGCTACGCCTGCCGGTGGTAACTTGCAGATGATGGGTCAGGTTCGTGCCGATCAGCAAGCCGCCGTTAAACAGCAACAACGTGAACAGGCTGCGGCTGAGAAAGCTCGCCAAAAGCAGATCCAAGATCAGATCAAAGAGATCAATAATACTGTCTACAGCAATGATCCTGTTGCCAATCAGATTATGAAGCAGCGCCTGCTGGATCAGTTTGCTGAGCAACAACCACAGGTTATTGAAGAGGCGCCGGCTGAGATCACGCCTGCTAAGCCTACTGCTATGAGTAAGATGGCTGGCTTTGCAAGTCCTGCCACAACCAATCAGGAAATGCTTGGTGCCACTCGTAAGCGTCAGGCTGATGAGATTAAGGCGGCAGAGACGGCTAAGAAAAAGCGTATCAAAGAGATTCAAAACACTGTCTATAGTCCAGACCCTTTGGCCAATGAACTTGCCAAGCGTAAGATTTTGGAGCAAGAGGGATTGGTTGAGGCTGTTAAGCAAGAAGCCAAAACTGAAGAAGAAGTACCTCCAGTTGAGGAGGACTTAGAGCCCCCACCTGGCCCTGTGGCGTATGAGAATATTCCTGGTCAGAAGGCTAAGGCTCCAATAGATCAAGAGACTAAAGAAGAAGACCGCGCAACTATTAAAGCTCTTAAAGAACAAGAGAAAGAGATCCGCAGTCAGATCTTCCATGCAAAGCGTAGCGGTACGAACCTGCGCAGGATCTTGGCTGGCCGTCTTGATCCGGCTGAGCTATCCGAGTTTGGCGATAAGGACAGTGATGCAGACAAGAAGCTGATCAGCAATACTGGTGGTGCCAGCTTAGACGACATTGTTGCCGATGGCTTGCTTAATGAATTCCTACCCCCTAATCTTCATCTTGGTGCTCAAATTAGTGCGAGAGAAGATGCGGTGGGCGCTTCAGATAGGGAGTACCAAGCAACTGAGTACATCCGTAATTTGTTGCGCACGAACCAGAACATGCCGTTCCAGAGTCAGCAGATTATTCAGCAGGCCAACTTGCGACATGATGAGGTGCTGAGACTTATTGATAGATATTTGTCTACCGAAGAAATTAACATTCTGATACAGGAGGCTATAGATGAACAAGCAAGAATTGATCAAGCTGCTGGAGAAACTTCCACCGAAGGAGAGACTGGAACTGCTGGAGGAGGTAAAGAGACAGCGGGAACAAAAGAAGTAAAAGAAGAGAAGCCTCAAAAGCAGACACCTGCCGAAACGACTGCCAAACCAGCAGGGAGCAAAGCTCCGCCTGAGCTTAAGCCTCCAGAAGGCTTTAAACTAAAAGAAAACCGCAATCAACAAGTTGTGTTGGCTGCCCGTGAATTACAAGCGGGCCGTATTACCAAAAAACAATATGATGAGTATGTAGATGCTTACATGCCTATTGAAACGATTCCAAACCCTGAGCCACCCATGGCTACGGCTGACATGAAGGAAGTGCTGCAGTCTAACCAGCTACCTAAAATAAATGCGCCAATTGCTGATGGTACGCCGGTTGGTTTGCGTATGGATATTAAAGCGCTTGACCGTTCTAAAGCTCTTGGCATGACGGGCAGTGTTGTTGCCATCCATCCAGAAAATAATCCTAAATCACCCATCAGTTATTCCAGTGTTGCCCGTATACAGAATGTAAAGTTTTCTATCCGTAATGAAAAGGCTGCCATGAAGGTGGCCACTCAGGCTGAGCCGACGATTAGCAAGGAAGGCAATGTAACGCCCCAAGGTAACAAATCACCCCAGCAAACGATGGAAGGTAACTGGGTCAACATTACACCTAAAGAAGCATATGCAATGGTTCAGCGCTTATTGAAAGATAAGTCATGGTCACAGGTTAGCTTTGATCCGTTGCGTCATTCATACTTCTATGACCGAGCAACCAAGCGGCCCGTGGTAGCCGCCGACGACGCCATTCAGATAGGCCGCTTTGTGTTGGCTAAGAATGTTGAGTTTGCCCCAAGGGAAGAGTTTCTTTACTCAGCCAACAAGGGCCCATCAAATATTGTCGTGACCCCTGAGGCGCGGCGCATTCAAGATGAGCTTACTGGTAAGTCATTTATAGAGATGGGTCAGTGGACTGTCAGAAACGCTCGCAATGATGCGGAGAAATACTTTGCTCAGAAGGCTTTGAATGTTGTTCGGGCTCTTGAGAAGCAAGGCGTTGAATTTACATTTGAAGTTCAAGGCGGCGATAGTCGTAGCAAAAAACTTTATAGAGCTCAAGGCGTTGCTTCATTTTTAGCGGGTAAAGATGCCAAGGGTACGCAAATCAGGATTGATCTGAATGGTGTACCTGTTTTAGACAATCAGCTAGGCTACCCATCGGGCATGAATTATGAGACTGTGCTGCATGAGTTCATGCATACGGCAACACGTTTGCAGAACCATTTTCTGCCAGCCACACATCCTGCGGTCAAAGAACTTAACAGTCTTTTTAGAACTGTTGTTGCTGAATTTAACAAGCAAGTTAAAAACAAGACTTTGCCTGAGTCCATGATGAAGGTCTACAAGGATCAAACAAACAACCTTGAAAGCCCAGATGAGTTGTTGGCTTGGGGCTTAGAAGATAGAGACTTCCAAAAGTGGCTGTCTACGATTAAGGTTGGCGATAAGACTGCATTCGACAAGATTGTAGAAGTTGTTCGCAGAATGCTTGGTATCAGTCCAGAGTTTGAGTCTGCGCTTGATCGTCTGATGAAGACTACCAATGAAATTCTTGACATTGATGTTAAAGATATTGATACGGCCATGAAGGCGCAAGGTGTTCAACTAGGAGCACCTAAGCCTAAAGCTCCGGCCAAACCATCTAAACCTCAAGCGCCATTCCAACAGTCTTTATTCAAGGGGGCTGGTACCCCAACTTCTGTGGGTCAGCAGGCCATGGAGATTCTCTCCGGTATGGGTCGTGACGTTAAGCCACCAGAGCCAGGTTATGCAGAGAAGATTAAGCAGTCATGGGATAACGCTAAGGACAATCCAAAGGCTACGGCTGAAGCTGCCCGTGATGGATTCCGCCGCTTCTCTGATCAGATTCAGACATGGGCTTTCTCTAGCGATGCCGCGCTGAACAACCAGATTCGCCGTGAAATCATGGCCAGTTCGATAGGTCAAGAGGAAAAGATTGGCTTATTGTTGAACACAAGTTTGAGCCAGACGTTCCACTCTGATGCTATTGCCAATCTGTTCTTGCGGATGGGCGACATCAAGTACAACAAAGAGTTGCACAAGTGGGAGGGTGTTGAGGATAAGAACAACATCATTACCTTGTCGCAGAAGCTGGATGAGATTGGTGCCAAGTATGGATTGGACAAAGCTCAGATCGAGCTTGCCGCCCATACGGCTTTTGAGGCTAAGCGCACAAAGTCTTTAATTGAGTTCAACAATCAATTAGAGGCTCAGGTTCAAGAGCTTCGTGATGCCGCCGCCGAGGAGCGTGCCAAGGGTAATCCCGTCAAGGCCAGCGCTCTTAGCGAGAAGGCCTCCAATATGCGGCAGAAGGAAAAGTACATCCATATGGATGACGCTCAGATCCGTGGAGGCATGACTCAGTTTGAGCTGATGCCTGAGCTGAATGATGCTGTGAAGATCTGGAACGGCATCCGTGGCAACGCTGTTGATAAACTGGTTGAGTCTGGATTGTGGACTGAGGAGGAAGCAGAGTTCCTTCTGAGCAACGCAGACTATGTACCATTCTATCGTGAGGATCAGCTTGAAGAGGGTAAGGGTCCCAAAGAGTTCATGCGTAGCTTGCAGGTGCAGGCTAAAGAGCGCCGCCTAAAAGGATCTGCCAAGCCTGTTAACGACATCTTTGACAACATGGTTCGTTGGACGCAATACGCCGTCAATCGTTCCGTGCGCAATCGTTCTGCCTTGTCCCTTGCTACTACGGCTGAGTCTGTTGGACTGGCCAAGAAAGTAGAGAGCATGAAGGACGGTGATAACGTTGTTCGTGTCTGGAAAGATGGGCAAGAGAGCTACTATGACATGGCTGACCCCATGTTCATGCAGGCCTTCCAGGGCTTGGAGTCTGTCTCCATTCCTACCATCCGTTGGGCAGCCAAGCTATCCGACATATTGCGTAACTCCGTGGTCTTGAATCCTTTATTCGCCGTGTCTCAGGTGCCGCAGGATTCGTTTGCTGCGATGTTCTCATCCGGCTTAAAGCCTCAGTTTGCATTAACCATTCCTTTCCGCGCCGTTAAAGAATTCATCCAGACCTTACGCGGCAAGAGTACGGCTCACGAAGAGCTGAAGAACTTTGGTGTTGTGGGTGTGCGTGACTTTAGTTCGGCCATGGTTCGCCTTGATACTGAGATTGCCGCAGGCTTGAAGCCGGCAAAGGGTTTGTGGGGTAAGGTTAAAGATAAGCTTGGCCACTTTGCCATGGCTTCTGATAATGCTGTGCGTCAGGCTACCTATACCGCCGCTAGAGATCAAGGCCTATCCCAAGCAGAGGCTCTTGAGAAAGCGTTCGAGATCTTTAACGTGCGCCGCCGTGGTAGTAGCAAGATGTTGAACCTTGCCGGCCAAGTAATTCCGTTCTTTAACGCATACCTTACGGCTCAGAATGTGGCGTACCGCACCATAACGGGGGTAGGTACATCACCTACCCAGCGTGATGCGGCTTATAAGGTTTTGTTTAACACTACGGCTTCGGTCTTTACCTTGTCAGTTCTGTACGCAATGATGAACGGCGATGATGAGGACTATCTGAAGAAGCCTACGCCTACCCGTGATCGTCTGTTGATGATTCCTGGCACTGGTATGTCTATCCCTCTGCGCGCCGATCTGTATGCCTTGCCCAAGGTTGTGGCTGAGCACACCTACATGATCCTGACAGACAAGGGCTACTCTGATGGTGCCAAGTTCCGTGCGTCATTGAAGTCTTTGTTAGCCTCTTCTGTTCTGAGTCCTACGCCAGTCCCACAGGCTATCAAGCCTTTGGTAGAAATTGGAATTAACTATGACTTCTTCCAGCAGAAACCTTTGATTGGTACATACCAGAAAAAGAAAGAGTTGGAACGCCAGTTTGAGGATAGTACATCCGAGTTGGCCAAGGTCTTGGGTCGATCAAACTTAGTTTCTCCGATTGCAGTCGATCATTTTATTCGTGGAATGTTTGGCTCTGCCGGTGGCTTGGTGTTGTATGCAACCAACCCTTTCCTGTGGAACATCACCAGCCCCAATACGCCACGTCCATCGATCTCGATGCAGGATGCGTTGGCCACGATTCCTAATGCCAGTGGATTTATTACCAAAGAGTATGAGTCTGGCTTGAAGAAAGACTTCTTTGCTTTGAAGGAAGAGGTTGATCGTGCGGCTAATACGCTGACAGATCTGAAGCAGCGCAACCCTGAAGACATCAAAGATTACATCAAGGATGAGAAGGTTCGTGCCCGCTTGGGATTGGCGCCGATGGTCAATACGATCAATACTCAGCTGAGTACGATCCGTAAATCGATTAGTATGATCACCAACTCTAATCTGCCTTCAGATGTAAAAGAGTCCCGCATCAAACAGTTGCGAGACTCTGAAGAGAAGATGCTTAAGGGAATTAATCTTAAGAAGCTAAGAGAAACGGCTCAGATTTAAGAGGCGCTCAATGGTGACGTTGAGTGCATCGATCTCGTCCATCTTTCTAATAGCCCACGCCCGCTTCTGGCCGTGCCATCCCATGAAGCTGCCCTGATGGCAGTCTTTACACAGGGCTACGCAGGTGTACTGCAAGCCCTGCTTTACATGGTGGGCATCACTAGGGCCTGGTTGATCACAGACAGAGCAAGGCAAAGACTTTACATTGGCTAGATGATCCCTATGTTTGGCCGTCAGTGTGTTGTTCATAGGCGTATAGCTCTCTCTTTTAACATGGCTTCTGCCAGATCAAATGCTTCCTTGGCCACTTGCTGATCGTCACCCTTACCGGCTAGGGTGATTGTGTAGGCGGCATAGAAGTCCAACAGAGTTAGCTCATCTATAGAAGGCGGTTTGATCTTGGGGCGCAGGGCTTCAATTCCCTCTGGATTTTTTCGTGCCACTAGACTTCTCCTTCATTTGTAGCTTGAGCATCTTATTGACAAGGACTGCTGTCACTTCCTTGCCACCGATGATCATGCCAGATGTAGCCTTGTCTGCCTTGACAATATTGACAGCGTCTTGAACGGCTTTGTTGTAGCCGCTGGCGTACAGAGGGCCACCCTCAACAATCATCGTGATGGCATCACGGACAAGTGAGGAGGCCTTGCGTTCGCCGGCGGCTGCTTTAAGCTTCTTGTAGATAGGCTCGGGCAGATGGACTGAATATGGGATTAGGCGTTTTGTTTCCATGCTTTATAAGTCTCATTGATTTGTAAAAGTAGTCGAGCTTTTTGTGGGCTCTCGCGGATCTCAGAGCGAGATTGAACAAGAAGTTTTTCACGCAACCACTCTGTGGCCGGCTCTTCTCCTAGATCAAAGACCTCACCAGACTCAACTAAGAAGCGGTGAAAGTACTTATCTTTACAGAGCATAGCGGCCAGCTTGACTGGGTCAATCCCATATTCCTCACCACGGTTCATGGGTTGTTCGTCACCATTCAGGCGTACCATGACAACCTGATAGCGGGCACCAACGAAATCCCTGATTAACTTCTCAGGGATCTCGTCAGGGTGGATGGACATGGTCAGCATAAAGCCTGTCCTGTCCTGCTTCAATGCAACCTTAACGGCTTCGTATTGAATCGTTTCCATGATTAGAACGGAATGTCCTCGTCTTTTAATGGGGCTTCCTGCACAGGCTTACGTGGCGAAGCAGGGTCTGCCGGCTTGAAGTTATTCCAAGACAGCTTGATCCATGCGCCGTACTGGCCATCTGCGTTGTAGCCTGACAGCTTGATAACAATCTCGTCGCCATCATGCTCTTCCATAAGCTCTTTCAGGGTGCTACGTAGCATTACGATCTCGCCCTTGTGGTCTGGCTGATTGTCTTTTGTCTTGTATGAATTGACAGACAGTTTGCCTTTGTTTGGATAAGTAGCCATTACACGTTTCCTTTCAGTGTGTCTTTTTTGGTTTTGAAATCTGCCATTAAATTGGCGTGGTCATCGACTGAGAACTCTTTGAGCTTGTCAAAGATACCTCGGTTAATTTTGAATAGATCCATTACGTCCTTCTCCGATCCCGCCTGAGCAAGACCATGGCGGGCAGCGTCCACTACGATCCCAATCCAGTCGCCTACTTCTGCGCCTGGTTCGGTGGTTACCTTTAGTTGCCAAGGACCTTCGCCACCTTGCATCTTAACCGGCGGCTTGGGTGCGGGCTTAGGCTCAGGCTTAGGCTCAGGCTTAGGCTCTGGCTTAGGTGCGGGCTTTGGTTCAGCCGCAGGAGCAGAGTCGATAACGTCATGCTCGACTATCTCCATGGCAGTCATCCAAAGGTAACGGCGTTGGTAACTCTCGACAGCGCCTAGGTTTTGGATGGGGTGTGCGCCCTTCAGATTGGCCTCTGCCATGGGTGAGGTGATCACAATGACTGTGCCGTCTTCTACGTCTGTAATGCATAGCTGTGCGTACTCGGTGCTGAACGACACCACGCCGCATAGGCCAAGATCATTAAAGATCTTTTGGATGGGTGGAACAAAGTCTCCCAATTCAAAATATGAGTAGCCGGCGAACTTATTCAGGCCTGACTTCTTCATCTCTGTAGCTTGGAGTTTAATCCGAGCTTGCATTAGCTTTTTATGAACTGACATTTTCTTCCTCTTTGGTTAAGTAAGTTTGATACTGTTTGCAGAACTGCGACACTTGGCAATAGCCTTTGCATCGCGTTCTTTCTCCTTGGCGAATCTCTATTGAAAAGGATTCGTTCTTCTTTGCTGCACCGACAGCTTTCGCCAGTGCATCTTCTGCTTCCACCAGTGTTGGATGAACACTGGTTGCTCGAACATTTGCATTTTTCTTCAATGCATACGTTGTTTTCTTTTCCCACATCTCTTCAGATGTGCAGTCAGTTATCTCGCCGTCTGTTTCCATCTCAAAGAGTGCCGCGCCATGGTCATCGATGCGCAGGGAAACATAAGCCTCACGGTCTTCGAATGACCAGAGTGGGATATCAATTGTGGCCACTGGTGATTGTGGATAACCTTCCTTGGTGCTGGCATCACGGGCAGACCAGTCACGAATGATCGCAATGATCTGAAGCTTACCGACTGGTACCTTCTTGACCTTCTCTACCATCCACGCATAGATGTTGAGCTGGCGGTGCCAATCTTCCTTCTCATTCATTACAGCCCACGCACCGGTAACTTTGTAATCGCTGATTGAGATTGTGCCGTTTGGTTCTACTTCCTGTAGATCGATGGCGCCGGAAATCTTCCAACCATCAAACTCCAGGTGCAGACGCTCTTCAACAATGTGATGATCGTCCTTGCCGTGTTCCAAGATGTTGTGTACAGCAGAGCCGAACAGTGACCACACCATCTCGCTTGCGTCTTGCTCGATCTCTTCCCAGTGTTTCTTTTTCAACTGGACAATACGTGGCGAGTTAATGATCTCTGTAGCAGAGATGTGTGCTTTACCTTTTGAGTACGTAGGTCGTTGGATTACATTGACAAACGTCTGAGGCAGATTAAATTTGTTAGTGAGTTTCATTGTTCTTTCCAAGGTGCTCGAAACAGTAGTTCTTTCCCGTAGGCCTGAATCATTTGCTCCACGCCTGACATTCGTTCATGTAGATTTTCAACTTGCATCTGCAACAGTTTGATTTGTTTTTCTACCTTCTGGTTGTTCTCATACTGTACGCAGGTGTGCCAGTCGTCTGGGTTTGGTATGCCGCAATCAGGACAGGTCAACATCATTACCATCCTGATCAATTACTTTGGTGTTTTTGTAAATGGTCATAACTAATTCCATGCAGTCGTGCAGCTTTATACCTTCGGCTACACAAAGAGTTGCATAGGCTATGGCCATGCCTGATATAGCGGTGCCAAAATCATCGTCTCTGTTTTGCACGAGCTCAACAATTTTTGAAGCTAAGTCTTTCCCGCCTTCTATGTCAATTTGCAGTCTACGATCTTGGATCATTTGCTTTCCTTTTGTTTTGGGAAAAGAAATATACCACACATATTGCAAGTGTCAACAACTACCTGTTATAATATTTTTCATGAGATACGCAGCCCGAATAGATGACAATCAAAATGAGATAGTGAGCGCCCTCCGTAAGGCCGGCGCTACTGTCCGTGTGGTAACCCAAGGCGGAGGACTGCCTGACTTGCTTGTGGGTTATCAAGGGAGGACTATTTTGATGGAAGTCAAGGATGGAAATAAGGTTCCATCGGCTAGGAAGTTGACTGACGCGGAGGAGAAGTTCTTCATGGAGTGGACTGGTGGGCCCTTGGTTATTGTTAATTCGGTTGATGAAGCAATTGTTTTTTTAAACAAACTCTGATAGGATAGTTTCACGGTGATTGCAGTTGCCGTGTTTGCTTTCCTTTGTTGGGTTTGAGTTTGCGGGGGCTGAGGCTCCCGCTTTTTTCAAAGGTGCAAAATGAATCCCTTCCACATAGATGAGCCCACGGTCATATCCTTTTCGGGTGGCCGTACCTCCGCCTTCATGCTTTATAAGGTCTTGGAGGCTCACGACATGAGCTTGCCCGAGGAAGCTATTGTTTGCTTTGCCAACACTGGTAAGGAGGATGAGGCCACACTTAAGTTCGTTAATGATTGCGCAAAGGCCTGGAACGTCAAGATCCATTGGCTTGAATATCAGCCGGCTGAACTGACCAAGGATCGCTGGAAAGAGGTGGACTACGAGACAGCCAGTCGGGATGGTGAGCCGTTCTCAGCCCTGATTAACAAGCGTAGCTACCTGCCCAACCCTGTTGCGCGCTTTTGTACGTCTGATCTAAAGGTTATTCCCATCCAGAAATACATGTTGTCTAGGGGCGTAGAAGAGTTTGAGCAGATGCTTGGGATCAGGGCGGATGAAAAGCGCAGAGCTGCCAAGCTTAGGCAGGGTAACCGCACCCCCTTGATTGATGCAAACTTTAGCCAGCTCGATGTACAAGAATTTTGGAAGGCCAACTCATTTGACCTGGGGCTTAAGTTCCAGTCTGGTGTTACCAACCTTGGCAACTGTGACCTGTGCTTTCTTAAGGGCCCCAACCAAGTGCTTAGCATCATTCGGGATAACCCAGATCGAGCCCTGTGGTGGGCAAAGCAGGAGCATGCCATAGGCGGCACATTCCGTAGTGATCGCCCTAGCTATTCGCAGATGATGAAATTTGCCACGGAGCAAATGGATATGTTTGCCTCCACTGAGGAGGGTATTGCCTGCTTTTGCGGGGACTAATAGCAATGGTAATATTACCATTTGGGTGGGTAAACCCTAATACTGTCACCTAGTTGACAGGTAAATTTATTCTGTGATATAAACACGTTGTTGCTGTCGGAGGCAATGATTGAGGCCGTTTACACATGCGTTCCGCTTTACTTAATGCTTTCTGTGGGGAGAGATATTAAGCAAGGCTCCGACCGGACGCAGTTGTAAACGGCTTTTTTGTTTTTGAGACTGGGATTGTTTGTCGGGTTAGCGCCGGCAACTCCTGAGTGGACGAAATGTTTTGAAAAACACTGCTACATGTGAGCAGTCCCAGTCTCTCCTCCTACGACAACTAGCGACAGAACTCTATCGGGTTTTGGATTGGCATGAGGGAAGCGTTGGAGGCCGCAAGGCGTAGACCGCAGTCCACCAATCCTACGACGTTCTTATCTGTTGTGAAATTGCGCAAAGAAGTTGCAAGCGCATATGGGGGAATTGCCTTTGTTGCCCGTGGGTTCAAGTCCTGCGGCTTACAGCGAAGGTTCGAGCGGCCATGCTAGACACAACTAAGTTGTGCAAAGTGCTCGATGCTGATTGGACTTAGAAGAAGATCAGCCCACAAGATACTCAGCCAGTGGCTCCGAGAATGTGGAAGTATGCCAAAGGGAGAACGCCTCTCCCCTAGGCAGAACCATGTCCACAGAGCCTAGCAGTCCACCAAGAATGTAGCACCTACATTTATTTTCTTATACCTGTTGACAGTGTACTTTTTTGCAGTAATATACACATCCCAACTTCAAGGAGATATTATGAGATATATATTTACGAGAGCTGATGTGGAGCTTGACTGTACGCTGGATTACTTGCCGGCTGAGATTGGTTCTGCTGAGAATGGATTAAAGATTGAGCCAGACTATGCTGAGTCAATGGAACTTGTTTCTGTAACGCACAAGGACATAGAGATGATTGGCTTCCTGGCTGACTATGTTGTGCGTGATATCCAGAACGAAGCACTGGCGGTATTTAAAGAAGATATGAGACGTCAATGAACTGTACGCAAGAGATTAGAGCATTACTCAGAACGAACAGTGATGGAATGACGTTAGAGCAGATCGTGTGGGCGGTGAAGCGTGATAAGGCGAACATTAAAAAGATCATACGCGCTATGCCTGATGCCTACATTGATAGATGGGAAGCTGTTCCGAGAAAACAGTATGCAGCTGTGTGGTGCGTGGTTGTGCCGCCAGAAGATTGTCCTAGACCGGAGAACGTAGATGACATGGCCGTTTCCACCATTTCCAAATCCAAAAGACAAGGGTACAAAAGTGCCCAAGTTCAACCCTGATAACCATGAAGAAAGTCCACTATGAATGAAGATAGAAACCAAATTGCTGATGCAATTATTAAAGCTGCCTGTTATTTAGGCAATGGTGATGCAATGACTTCTATGGGTGCAATTGAAGCCCTTGGTGTTGTGCATAAAGAAGGTATGCAAGAAATTGCAGAGGTACATAGAGAAGGTTTAGAGAGCATTGCAGATGCAATCAATAACATTTCTGTATCGATTGATGTCTTGGCCAAAGCCATAAAGGAGAACGCATGAAAACAATTCCAGCCTTCCCGACTAACGCTATGAGTCATGACGAATTCGATATAGGCATGACCTTGCGTGACTACTTTGCGGCCAAGGCTTTACCAATGGCAATTCAAGAGATGAACGAGGCCGAGTCGTACAACATAAACGATGCGGCTATTGTGGCCTATCAGTATGCAGACGCCATGATGGATGCGAGGCAAGAATGACTCAAGATAAAATCATTGAACTGGCTAAACAGTCTGGGTTTTATGTCAAAGACGATGAAGCCTATAGTCCGTCCACTCAGGAAGACCATGAGTTAACCGAACACCTTGGACGTTTTGCCAAGTTAGTCCTGCAGCATTACCGTAAAGCAACGCTTGACACCATCGATGCTTTGTTTGATTCAGAGGATCCTAATCCAATGTATCAAATTGCCTATAACCATGCGCTGATTCATATGCAAGAGTTCATTATCAGCATGGAAAAAAATGACAAATCTTGAGAAGCTGGAGTACTTGCGTTCAGAGATTGACCACAGGGGAATTTACAGGGTGCCGCCGCATCTTCCAGACATTCCTGCGAAAGCCCCGAACATGAGTTATAGGTGGCAGTTCTATTTGCGCAGATGCCTGTTCGATCCCAAGTTTTTGTTAACTGCGGGCGAGTTACTGGTTCAAGGTCTGCCGGATAAAAACGTGCAGATCGTTGCCTGTGAGGATGCCGGTGTTCCGCTTGGGCTTGCGATGTCGGCTGTACTTGGTGAGCCTATGTTGTCGGTTAAGAAATCACGCAAGGTATACGGCCTGATGAATTTCACCGAAGGCAGAGTGACTGGCAAGCCGTTGCTTTTGGTGGATGATTTAGCGGGATCACAAGGCACATTAAAAATTGCCGTGAGAACTTTGCATGCATTTGGTCTTCCAACTGCTGAGCACTACGTAGCAATGGTGGACAAGACCCAGTACGGGCATGCACAAAACTACCTGGGTTACAAGCAACTTATTAGTTTGTTTACGTGCGAAGACTTTGCAGTATCGTGGGAAGACTACGTCAACAAATACAACAAAGAGCCTAATTTCGGGCGTTTTTATTAGGAGCAACTATGGATGACGATGACATTCAAGACTACGTGCGCCCTTGGAGAGGCCTGACAGAGGAGGAGCAGCACCAGTTGTGGCAACAGTGGATTGAGTCAATGGATGGTTGGGGTCATTTTTATAGAGCCATCGAAGCAAAACTAAAGGAGAAAAATACATGAAATACTCACAATCAAAACCGCTTGTTGAGGAGCTGATGAATATCGCCGTGCTGTTTCACGCGAGTGCCCTGTTGCGTACCAAGATAGCTGACGTAATTGACAAGCACATACCTGACCTTGAGCCCGCCTGTATGGAGCGTGGCTGTACGGCTATCGATGACTTTAAGGAGAAGCCATGAACGAACCAAAAGCATGGCTGTATATATGTGATGGTGATGAAAAACATCCAGTGATAACACATACCAAACAGGACTGGCCAAACCATGAGGGTGGTTGGTGGAAAGAGGTGCCGCTATATGAGCAGCGTGAATGGAGGGACTTGACAGGCGCAGAAGTTAAAACAATTTTGGGCGAAGCAAAGTCAATGGAAGATGTCGTATACAGGGCGGAAGCCAAACTCAAGGAGAAAAATACATGAAGCCAATTGAATTTGAGATAGATGAGATACCTCAAACAGGAGTAATTGACTCGGAAGGAAACTTTAAGTTTTATTTCTACGCATCGAACCAATCCGAAGAGGATTTCTCAGAGGTTATTGAGACTTTGAAAGTGATTTGGGATCTAGAGACGGAGGTATCTATCAAGGTTCACATCAAACTTAAAGACGTTTACGATGATCTTTTTGAAATGTACAACGCACAGGGCAAGATTCAGAAGGAAGACACGCCGCTCTTTGAAGGCTTGCGCAAAGATTGCCAATGGATTATTGACCAAATTAACACACTGGAGATGAACACATGAGCATCATCACACCACAAAAAATGGCACAAGACATTCTGAAAATCATGGATGACGTTGCCTCTGAGTTTCCAGAAGAAGATCGAGAACGATTGAAGTCGGTCATGCTTGGACAGTTGGGCATGGCTATGTTTAACGGCCCTGTTGTGATTGAAGAAACTAAGGAGAAACCATGATTCCAGAAGCATTAAAACAATATGAAATTAAAGACAGCGTTACTGTCGAAGGCATTACCAATGAGTATGTTTGGTACCACGCCAAGATTCTGTCGGCCAAGATGAGCCAGTGGGACAACGACTTCCAGAAGCTGGTCAAAGTTATGGAAGACCGCCACCAAGAGCACCTCCGCATGCTAGAGGATGCTTTGCAAGAGAACCGCATACTAAGAATACGCCTGAAGGAGAAGACTGATGGCAAAGCTGAGTGAAACCACGGCAAGGACAACTATTGCCATGATGCGTTCAATTGCTAGCCACAAACCAATCACTCCATTTCATTTGATGGCAGCAGATCAAATGGAGAAGTTACTTAATGAAGTGTTGGAATATCGAAAGGAAAAAAATGAGCGAAGCACAACTAAACGTATGGGAAAAAGCCTTGGGATGGCGCAAGCGTCAGATGATTCAGAAACAGCTTAATCCCATCTCTAACAAGATCCGCAACGACACCCTTGAGGAGGTGGCTAAAGAGTTTGACGCCATGAAAAACGGCGGAGATACAACGGCAAGCTTTGCCGCCTATGTGCGGAGCCTTAAGAAATGAGCATCTTTGTAAGCATTGCCTCCTACTCTGATGTGCTATTGGGGCACACAATAAATGATGCCATCAAGAAATCCAAATATCCAAACGATTTATTCTTTGGAGTGGTGGAGCAGAGCGAACTGGGTAAGCGCATCAAGATCACGCCTGACCATAAGAATGTGCGCTACCTTGGTGTTAACCCACACGAATCCCGTGGTGCCTGTTGGGCGAGATCAGTCTGCATGTCCATGTACAACGATGAGGATTGGTTTTTCCAGATCGATGCACACATGATATTTGAGCAGGACTGGGATGAGAGATTCATCAAAGCGGCTGAGAAGTGCGCCGAGATTAGCCCGAAGTTCATTGTGTCCAGTTACCCAAACTCATACGAGCGTGAGAATGGAATTGTTACCAAGCACATCTTCCGTGGCACATCGGTTCACATTATTGCGGATGATTTTGATCCAAAGAATTCCAAGCTGAAGTTTGTTGCTTCTCCAGTAGACACAACCGACATCATTCCTGGAGTTCACGTAGGCGCAGGTTGCCTGTTCACGCTAGGCAAGTTTGTATATGAGATTCCATACGATCCTTATATGTACTTCAATGGCGAAGAGCAAGCTATAGCGTTGCGCGCGTATACGCATGGTTGGGATATTTTCCATGTGCCTGACATGCCCATCTACCATCTTTATGCCAAATCAAAAGGCGGCGAACGTCCTAGACATTGGGATAAGGAAGTCACTACAAAACGTGCTGAGCACTGGGCAACCATGCAGCAACGTGCGACAGACAGACTGGAGGCTTTGATCCATGGCAAAGACATGGGTATCTATGGGTTGGGATCAGTCAGATCTGTTCAGGACTACATTGATTTCTCAGGTGTGGACTACTTTAATAAGAAAGCCAAGGGTCGGGCATCAAGGTTGTACTGGGATAAGCAGCAGACCATGGAAGAAAAGTTCACAAAGATCTTTGAGAAGAAGGGTTGGGGCTCTGGTGAAACAGTTAGTGGGCCGTCATCTACGCTGAAACATACAGAACGATTGCGTCAGGAATTGCCCAAGTTGTTCGAGCAGTTTGAGATTAAGTCTGTATTCGATGCGCCATGCGGCGACCTGAACTGGATGGCCAAGGTCTTGGAGCAGTCCGACATAGATTATGTTGGTGCTGATATTGTGCAAGCTCTAATAGAAGAGCTTAAAGAGAAGTACAAAGACAATCCAAAGATGAAGTTTGTCTATACCAATTTGGTAGAGGACAAGTACCCCATGGCAGACCTGATGTTGTGTCGGGATTTTCTGTTCCATATGCCCTACGTGGAAACCTACAAGGTGCTTACCAACTTTGTGGAGTCAGGTATCAAGTACCTGTTTACAACTAGCCACATGAAGCGTCCAGAGAAGCCATTTGAGAATCACGATATTTCAGCAGGTTCGTTCAGGTACATGGATTTATTCGCCAGTCCATATAACTTCCCTGAAGATACGTTGTTCAAAGTCTTAGATGGTTTTGAGGATAGGCACATGTTCCTGTGGAGCCGAGAACAAATACAAAAAGTTTTAGAACACGAAGATTGGAGGAAATATTTACTTGAAAGAGCTGAACAAGACTTAGAAATAAAGGAGATGAAAAATGATAAGTCAGACTAGGTTTAAGCAGATGTTTAACGTCTTGAATGCGCCAGTCAAGAAGGTCTACGAAGCAGTGCCTGTATCTGAGGCATGGACTTCTACTCAGATCATTGCAGAGATAAGCAGACTGGGCTACAGCATGCGGGACTCCAAGGCAATCATTGGTTGCTTGGACACATTGAAACGACAAGGCCTTATCCAAGAGCCTGAGCGCGGATCTTTTATCCGCATAGAAGTAAAAGAGACAACAACATTCGACAAATTTATAGAAGAAACAAAGGAAAAAACCATGGCTACAAGCAAACCAGTAACTCAGATCAAGCAATCCAACTTGGACAGATTGATCAGCCTTTCAGAGAAAGCCAACGGGTTGGCTGCACAGATGAAGGCGATGGCCACAGAGCTAGAGAACGTGGCACTTGAGATCGAGGCAGAGATCCAAGAGAACTCCACCAGTGCACAGAAATTGAAACAACTGCAAGAACTATTGAAAGGGGTAGCGTGAGCGAAGTGCTTTGCCAAAAAGAATTAATTAATTGGTGGGTTGCAAACGAGATAACATTATGTATAATTAGTTGCACCTATTTACAAAGGAGAAAAGATGAACGATACAGAACGCCGCTTTCCACGCACCATGCAGGAAGCATTTCCCCAGGACTACTTCGAATGGATAGAGGGTCCGAACAAGATCGAGGCTGACACCGACACCATAATGATTCCGTGGATCACTTTTTTCATAGGCTTAGTTGTGGGCTTGGTCTTATGTCGCTAAAGCCCAAGAATCAAGTCGAAGAGATACGCCAAAGATTCGAAGAGATCTTGGCGTTGCGAGGCCTAAGCTACGAGTGGGCTAAAACCCGATACAAATCATCCAATATACAAACCAAGTGGAGATATTTCTATCTTGGCTACATATCTAACAAGGAAAATAAATGAATTACGACCCAAGCAAACTGGTATTTACAGTAAAGACTTTGTCTCTTGATGCGCTGAACATTAGCGGCGGCACACAATCACGACTGAAGATTGACGAGAGTCATGTCGAAGATATCTTTGAGAAGATGAAGGATGATGTGGAATACAGTCCAGTCACCGCATTCTTTGATGGCAAAGAGTACTGGTTAGCCGATGGCTTTCACCGCTATCACGCCACACGCAAGATTGGCAAAGCATCTATCAAGTGCAAAGTTACCAATGGCTTATTGCGTGATGCCATTCTGTACAGCAAGATTGCAAACAATCTGCACGGTCTGCCCCCTACTTTGCAAGACAAGCTTAACAATGCCAAAGAGTTGATCGAAGACTTTGAATGGAGTGAGTGGAGCAATCGTGAGATTGGCCGGATCTGCGATGTGTCCCATGTAACGGTGGCAAAGTTGCGTGTAGGTAAGGTGCCCGAGAAGGTTAAGTTTGTAAACAAAGATGGTGAAGTTAAGACTCGCGTGACCAAGCCTGAGAAGCCAGTCAAAACATTTGACGTTGCTACACCTGCTACTCCTGCTACACCTGTGGATGACGGCAAGCAACAGGAAGCTATCGACTTCTTGGTTCAAGAGAATGAGAAGCTATCCGATCAGTTGGCCGTCAAAGGTTCAGCAGATCCTGATCTTGCCGGCAGAATAATTGCCGAGCTTCGAGAGGAGGTCTGGCAACTAACGATTGAGCTGAACTCTGTGAAGATTAGCCGTGATCAATTCCAAGCAGAGAACGCTCAGCTTAAAAAGCAAGTGGTCTATTTGCAGAAGCAATTGAAAGCCAAGTAATCCATAGCCCAAGCTGGGGGGCTTGTGTCCCAGTAGAGGAATTCTTATGTCACTAATACTCAGGGACTACCAGTCCCATATCTTGGATAGTCTTCGCAAAGGATTTGCAGCAGGACTACGTAGTCAAATACTTTACGCACCCACAGGCGCAGGCAAAACAGAGATGGCCATCGAGCTACTACGTGCCACAAAAGAGAAGGGTAACAAGGCGGCAATGATCTTGGATCGTATCGTTCTGTGCGATCAAACCAGTCAGCGTCTTGAAAAATACAGCATCGAGCATGGCGTATTACAGTCAGGTCATTGGAGGTTTAGACCTTACGAAAGCATTCAGGTCTGCTCTGCCCAGACGTTAGAGAAGCGTGGAGATTTTCCTGGCCTTCAGCTTTTGATCGTGGATGAATGCCACCAGACCAGAGATCAAACAATCGAGTTCATCAAGAACAATCCTGATGTGAAGGTCATTGGCCTGACCGCCACCCCTTTCACCAAGGGACTGGGTCGGGTCTATGATCACGTAGTCTCCTCAGTTACCACCAAACATTTGGTCGATCGGGGTGTGTTGGTTCCACTGAAGGTGTTCGTTGCCAAAGAGATTGACATGACTGGCGCAAAGAAAGTAGCCGGTGAATGGTCACAGAAGGAAGCCACTGATCGAGGCATGAAGATCACAGGCGACATCGTTACAGAGTGGATCAAGCTTACACATCAGATCTTTAACCGCCCACGCAAAACGATTGTCTTTTGCTCAGGCGTAAACCATGGCACCGATCTTATGCGTAAGTTCGCAGAGCAGGGTTATAACTTTATCTCGATCAGCTACAAAGATGATGACGAGTTTAAGAAGCAGGTCATCGAGGACTTTGCCAAGCCTGATACAGAGATTCATGGCCTGATTGCCACGGATATCCTGACCAAAGGTTTTGATGTGCCTGACGTAATGATCGGCGTATCAGCCCGCCCATTCAGCAAGTCTTTGTCTTCCCATATTCAGCAGATGGGTCGTGTCATGCGAAGCAATCAGGCAAACCCAGACGATAAGCCTTATGCCGTGTGGCTTGATCATTCAGGTAATTACCTCCGTTTTCGTGAGGACTGGGAGGATGTCTATGAGAACGGCGTTCATTCATTAGACGAGGGCAAAGAGAAGGCAAAAAAGGAACCGACAGAGAAGGAAAAGCAGGAGGCTAAGTGCCCCAAGTGTCAGGCCTATATGCCTCGGCATGCAGAGTCCTGCTCGCATTGCGGCTTTGTCAAAGAGAGAAAGAATGTTTTGTCTGTGCTTCCAGGAGAAATGGAAGAGCTAGCAATGATGTCGCGCGCCAACAAACAGGTGTGGTGGTCACAACTCCAATGGTTTGTAGCCAACGAAGGCAAGTCCCCAGGTTGGGCGGCTCATACTTACAAAGATAAGTTTGGGGTTTGGCCTATGAACCTGAGCGACAACGTCAGCATGCCAAGCATGGAAGTAACTAAGTTTGTGGAAGCAAAGAAGCGGGCTTACATTCGGGCGATCAAGAGAGGTAAGCGTTAATGGACTTCCTAAACTTTTGTGCTGCACACGGCATCCTCCTCGATCATTACCCGCCAGTCGGGGTGTGGAAAAGATATCCAACTCAGGATAAACCACGCAAAAGAAATGGTGCCGTCAAGTTCATGGGTGATCACGGCTATGTGCAGAACCATGCTACTGATGTAGAGGTGTCCGTATGGAAGAGCGATGGTAACAATACCAACTCAGACAAGTTCGTCAAGCTTGCTCGCAAGGCAGATGATGATCGCCTCCTCATGCAAAGAGAAGCGGCTACCAAGGCGGCGGTCATGCTCAAGCAGTCAGGTTATGGTCGCCACCCATATCTAAAAGCCAAGGGTTTTGAGGAAGAGGAAGGCAATATCTATGTCCTCAATGGCCTCCACTATTTACTAATCCCAATGCGTGTCGCAGGTAGATTGGTGGGTTGTCAGGTCATCGATGAGGCCGGCGGCAAGAAGTTTTTGTTTGGGCAGCGCACCTCAGATGCAGAGTTTTGCTTCGATAACAAGGGCTTGCACATTCTTTGCGAGGGTTACGCTACGGCCTTGTCTGTGCGTCATGTCCTAAAGTCCTATAAGCGCAGGTACAACATCCATGTTTGCTTCAGCGCAGGGAATATGAAGAAGGTCGCCTCCTCACTAGAGAGCGGGTTCCTTGTGACAGACAATGATGAGAGTGGGACTGGTGAGAGAGTAGCCAAAGAGATTGGTTGGCCTTACTGGATGAGTGATGTCGTTGGCGAGGACTTTAACGATACTCATCTAAGAGTGGGACTGTTCCGAGCGGGTCAGTCCCTGATCAAAGCGATGGGCACTAGCGTAACCTTGCTTCGATGATGTGCCAGTTGAGGAGCCGTGATTCTAGGGCTTCCAGCTCGGCCTTCTCTCGGGTGGTATAGGCGGCTACAAAGTCGCCCTCCTCCGTCAGTATGAAGATGTATTGAATCATGCTAAGCCTCCCCATTGGTTCACCATGGCATCGGCAATGCCTTGGTATGTTGCACTTCTAATCTTCCATCGATCTGCGCTAGGCGGCAGACTGTCATGGCCGTAGTTGTCGCACTGGTTGCCCCATCTATTGGCTTTTTTTCCACTGGGTGTGGTCACAATGCGTGGCTCAACAAACTGGGTTGGCTGCAGGGGTGGTAAATTTTTCAGCCAGAGACAGGTTTGCTTGCTCGCATCATGTCCGTATTGATACGGCTGAATGATTTGGGTGGGCTTGCGGATGCGGGTGGATATCACGCCGATGGGATTCTCAAGACAGATCTTTGGAATGTCGGCATTGAGCAAAGCCTCCACAAATTTCAAAGCCTCTTCGGTTTGAGCTGCTCTCTCGGGTCGTTTATTGTTCCAATGAATGCCTGACACGCACAGGTAAGTGCATGGTGGATGGGCAATTAAAAGATCCCAATCTTTTTCCAGGATCTCCATCACATCCCCTTGGAAATGCTTTCCATGTGGGGATTCAGACGGCAGCAGATCGCAGGATGTGGCATCGTGTCCGGCCTTGGTAAAGGCATCACGCACCACACCTGAGTATTCACAGGCTACTAGAACCTTCATGTTGTGAGCTCCTGATTCCAATGGATCTCTTGCTCTATGTACTGCTTGAGTACCGCCTCCATTGCTTCCTCTCGGGTGCCTGAGAAGTACAAGCCGGCAAAGTCGCCGGTGTCCACACCCAGTCTGTCTTGGATGTGGGCGACCGCTACATTCAATGCTTCGGCAGCCAGTCCGGCAATCCCCTCTTCAGTATATTGGTGCCATGGTTTCATAGTGTTACCTCATAAACTTTGTCAATAGACCAATCGCCTCCAACACCCTGATCGACAGGGATAAATCCCCCTGCATCCATGTTCTTGGCTATGGCATACGCTTCATCTTCATTCTCAGCCTCAACGTGCTCATAAAAGTACGTTGTCAGCTTGGTAGTTACTTTGTAAGTTTTCATTGTCTTTCTCCCAAGTTAAGATGAACCCACTCATCCATGCCGCCATCAACATAATAAATTTCGTGTATTTCGTGATCATTCCAACTGTAGACTTCAAGTTCGGGGTTGCACTCTTGCAGTTGTGCTATTAGTTCTTTGACTTTCATACTTCCTCCTCAACATCAAATACGTTTGCGTGTGTATCTTCAGGTTTGCTCTTTAGATCATGTTGATCAAAATATTCAAGTATTGCAAACTCAATATCATCCCTGTCTGCATCGTCAGGAACTGTAACTGTTACATCGTGAAAAATACTGTAGACAACTGTGCCTGTATAAGTTTTCATTTTGCTTGCTTCCTTTTCCAAACTTCGTAGTTGTTTTTTAGGCACCACTCTTCGCCTGTGGTCGGCTTGAACTTATCCCATTTCTTTATGTAAGCCATGCGTTCAGCTTCAGTCTGGGGCTCGTAGTAATACTTTGGATCCGGCCTAAAGTATTTGTCATGCCAAGGGTCGTGCGTCCATTCTGTGGTCATTTCATTCCTCCATTAAGAATGTGCCCTTGTCCACGCAAGATGCAAACAAATTGTTGTCAGTGAAATTGGCGAACCCTGCAAACCCATGCACTTGGATGTGTCGGAACACCTCCCTTTGCTCCTCGGGTTCTCTATCAAAGAACCAATCCGTTTCGTAATCAGCACAGGCGTTTACCATCTGTGTTTTAGTCATTGCAGTCATTTCATTTATCCTCAGTGGTTGATTTGGTTACTGTTTCAAAGTGAATTTTTGTGTTGTAAATAACTTCTATGAGGTCTGCTGCAGGATAGTGTTCGACTAATTCCCAAGGAATAACCGACTCATCATCATCACGGATTAAGTCCATGATCACGTCAAAGGTCGTATCGCTTGGGTATTCTGAGAGCCATTCGTTGACGGCAAAGCGTTCTGATGTTTTCATGTCAGCCTCCGTATGTTGATGGTGAATGTTCAAATCCGGCCTCTCTGAAGTAAGCCTCCATATCGGCGGGATCTTCGTTAAAGGTATCCGTTTCTTCGTCATACAGGTTTTGCAGGAACTTGGGTTTGTCGTCTGTAAAATCTGTGCCGTCTTTATAGTAGCCGGCGTATGCCATACCCTGCTCTACATAGGTTGCCTCCACTTTGAATCCCTCCTCCTCAAGCACCTTATAGATCTCAATTGGGGGAGCCCATGCCGTCTCAAAATAAAGGAATGCCGTATCGTCTTTGCGAAATGCTGAGATGATTGTTGCGTCCCATTTTGTGCCCCAGTTTTTTATTCGCCAGTCGTACCAACCTTGCCCTTCGAGCAGGTGTAAGGGTGTGGGTTTGATCATGTCGAAAATTACGGCCTTGTCGCTACTGTCGAATTGCTTTTCCAGCTCATCTAGAAGCTTGCGGTTACTGTCGGTTGCTGCAGTAAGTTTGAGAGAGTTTGAGCACCAGTTTGGCATGATAGTTTTCCTTTTACCAGTTTGCGTATTTTTTGAAAGCCCGCACATAAGCGGCACGATTTTTAAATGAGCCCACCTGTCTACAGTGGTCTAAGAATTCGTCAGCCATGAAGTGACCCTGTGCGAGTTCATCATGTGACTTGGGTAGTTCGTTGTAGGTTTCGCCGTTGTAGTGCGGGGCTAGGACAAATTTAACCTTCTCCCATATCCACTTGCCCTCGGGCGTTTCTTTCACGTCCTCCCCATCTACCCTGCAATAGCCGTCATAAGATCCTTTGATGATCCGACCATCGGGCAGCAGGGCGACCACCTCACTAAATTCGGGGTGTCCCTTGTATTGATTTAAAACCGGTAAATTTGTCTTGGCACAACATTTTGAAGTAAAGCCCATTATTTTTCTCCTTTGATGTAAATTGATAAAGCTTCGGGGAAAGGTAAGAGATTGAGAATCGTTTTCGTTTTGAGTTTTTCGTACAGGTCTTTTCGTACTAATTGAACGGCAAGTGCCGCCGCCGTCATTGCTTGGGTTTCAAAGACTTCGCCGTTCTCACCAATGAATAGAATGCGCCTCCTCATGCCGGACTTTAGGTCTTTGATTGCAAGGGCTTCGGTTACTAATTCGCTGATGATGGTGTCTGCATCGGGTTGGATCGTTAGCACCTCCTCATTAAGCCTCCACTCATGCGGTGGTAATTTATCCGCCTCCGCCTTTAGCAGTTGGTACAGGGTGTTGGGGTGGTATGAGTGGCAACCTCCACATCCTTGGTTTGATACAGTGCCTGCTTTCTTTCCGTCAATGTATACGCTAGCCTCGAAGCAATACGTTTCCTGACTGGCGAAATCGGAATGCTTGAGGTTTTTTAGTTGTATTTTTTTGCCTCCTCCTGTGGTGGTGGGGGCTTGTTTTTCTACAGTTTCGAGCATGGTTTTTCCCTTCTTGGGTTGTTGAAGTTTTTGAATTGTCGGGGCACCATGTGCCCCTGTCAGTCACTTATGCGACAGGCGGGCTTCGTGCCGGCCTTGTTCGATTAGGCGGCGGGCTTCCGACCGGTCGTCTATTGTTTCCATCTCAATCATGGCTCGCAGGTTTTCGGCGGGGGTTTGCCCCTTCTCAAATCTAAAGCCGGCTTTGATGTAATCGTTTTCAGTGTGTTTCATGGTGTTAGAACGTCAAAATATTTAAGGGCTCCGACAGTCAATGCGCCGGCAATGAGTAAAACGGAAAGAAAATCAAGGGCGGATTGTGCCCGCCGCATAATTCTTTCGTCTCGGTTTTTTGTGTGTTTTTTCATGTGTTAAATAACCTGGTAAAACCTGGTTTTCAAATAGTGCAGCAGCCGCAACATGGTGCGTCAATACACCGGCCTTTTGCGTTCCGGTAAAAAGTTTTATCCCCAAAGCGAATTGAGTTTATGCGGGGCGTGTCGTCTTCGTTTGTGATGTAGGCGGTTCGGGTGTAGGTGTCGAAAATGATTTCATCCCCTTTATTGATTCGGGCTCCAGTGCGGGAACAAATACCGGCGAATTTTGCTTTCATTAGTTTTTGCATGGTTCAAGCTTTCATTATTTCTATGCGTTTGCGATAACCGGCGGCGTGATCTTGAATCACAATGTCTCGGGCGGCTTTGGTGGTGCCGGCGCACAATTGGCAATTGGCGCAGGTGGTTTTCTTTCCGGCTTCTGAACTGGCGGGACAAATCGTCTCGGCGGCTTGTCGGTCGTTTCCAATTGAAACCCTAAAGGCTCGCATTCCGTTTAAGTTGGCGAAGGCTGCATCGTCTAAATTGTCTGCGCTTGCCATTACTAATTTTTTCCACCGGTCAACGTCAAAACCGGTGCGCTTCCATTGGTGGGTGTAGCCGGTGTGTCCGGCGGCGTCTTTAATGATTTCTTCCCACATTGCCACTGGTGCGGCGAAGGGGTCTCCGTAGGTGCCTAGGCGCACAATCCGACCGGATAGGGCGGCTTTAATTTGCGCCGGTGTGGCTTTGGTATACCTTCCCCTTTTGTATGCTTTAAAGACCTGTAAAGGGGCGTGTCCCTTGTTCACATAACACGGCGGCTCACCGGTAATTTTTGCGGCCTTGGGGCGGTGCCGGCAAGCTCCGCAGATTGCAAAATCTTGCCCTGTTTGGGCGGCGGTCACTGGGTCAACGTCCGACCGGATAATAAAGGTCTGTACCATATTTCCGGTTTTACTGTTTGCGCTGCTATTGAGGGCGGTCACGATAACGACAATTGGGCTCTTATCAATGAGGCTCTTTCCCTCATAAGCGATATATCCTAAGGGGTTCATTATTTGCGCTCCATTAAAAATTTCTTGAGGGTGGGCACCGATTGACCGGTAAAGCGGGACAAATCGGCGAGGGTTAAATTAGGGTTGTTATCGTAAAAAGCGGCGATAGATTGGCGGCTGGCGGCGGTCGATTGGTAACCTTTTAAAAGCCTGATAAAGCTTTCGGCGTCATTGTGAAAGTCGGCGGTTTTAATTGTCCATCCGGCGGCGGCTGCTGCTTCCATAAAGCGGCTCATGTCGTTGTCTTCTTCAAGGTAGACCCTTGCGCCGTGTTCGTATGAATAACGGCTAATTTGCTCTTCAATCCCGAGGGCGATAAGGTGCGAGCGTTTCACTTCAAGCCATCCGTGAGCGGGGTCGGTGTAAAAATTAAGGTCGAGGGTTTTCATAATTTGAAGCTTTCTTTGTGTTCGGTGATTTCATAGCCTAGGCCTTGGATTAGGCGCAGGGCTTCGAGAGTGAGGGTTTTAGTGCCGGCAATTTTGGCGAATGCTTGGGCGGTTTCATCCTTTGGATAAATTACCCGATTGCCATAAATTGTTTTTACTTGGATCGTGATTTTCATGCTGAAACCTTTCGGGCTGAAAGTCTGATTTTGTAGAAGGGCTCACCGGTCGATGTGTGGGCGGTGATCAGTTGGCGGCTTGCGTTTAACTTGGTGGCAATTGCTTGCCAGTCGGTCGATGTTCTTTGTTCTTGGATCACGGCGGCTCTGTGAGCGGTTCCGTCAACGGCGGCATGTCCGGCGGCGATCAATACGGCTTTGAAGGTGTCTTCACGGGCTTTCAGTTCGGCTATTTGGGCTCGAATGTCTGCGAGGGTGTCAACGGCATAAGTCAGGTCGTCGGGTGTGAAAATTTCGGCGTTGATCATTTGGTTTAAGTCTCTGAGGGAGGTCATGGTTTAGGCTCTTTCAAGTTGTTTAATTACGGCGGCTCTTAATTCGTGGGTGTCGGTCATTTCATCCAGTCTCAAAACGTGAGCGGCTGCATGAGCGGCGTTATTGGGTGAGAGTCCGTTTTGCTTTGCTAAAAAGCGGGCGACATTCACCCAAGCGGTGATTGTGTGGAGTGATTTCGGGAGGTTTTTCATGGTGGTTCTTTCAGTTGGTTTTTGATTCGTGGCGGATCATTCCGGCGGCAATCCATAAGTTGTAAAGGGTTCGAATGCTTAGGCCTTCCGCCCATAGGACGTAATGAAACCCAAAGTGGCGCAAGTTGTCTTTGATGTTGAAAATATTTGATTGCATGGTTTTTCCTTAAATGTTGTTTTCGAATGAATCGAGCATGGCGGTCACTTCGTCCGGCTTTAGGCGGAGGGCTTTTGTAATGGTTCGAATAGCCTCGGGGCGTCTTACTTCTCTAATCATCATGTGAGCGAGAATTTCCCAAGTGGCGTAATGGTTCCGGTACATAGAGAGAATGATTTCATTGTTTGTCATGGTGGTTTCTTTCAATTAAGTTCAAGGGCTAATTGTTGAATCTGTCCGGCAGGCTCCGGCTTCTTTTTGTAATTCTTTAAAACGGCAAGCTGCTGACCGATCCCGAGGCCGGCGAGCGGATAGGCGGCGTCTAGGTCTGTGCAAGCGGCTGCATAGTTGGCACCGGCTAGCACTGTGACGGCTCGTCCCTGATACGGCTCAAGCTCGGCGGCGGTGCGTTGCGCCCAAGCTTGGCGGTCGGCTTGGGTCATGTCTGACAGTGTGACGTTATAGGGGTTTAGGACGGCGTCCGGATCAACGGCACCATGCAGGGCGGAGAGAATCAAAACATCGGCACCGGCTCGGGCGGCGGCTTCCATGGCAAATTTAAAAGCTTGTCCCTGATACAAATCTCGGGCTTTGGCGGGCTTGTCCAGCTTCGAGCCGGAGCAAGCGATAAGGTAAAGCGGGCGGGTTTTTTCGTGTGCAATTAAAGCTCGGCGGCGGCTCAGTTCGGCACCATTTATCTCTCTGTGGATGCCGGCGTTTATATCCTTCTCGCACTGCGCCAGTTCTCGGCGGGCTTGTCTAATAAGTGCTGATTCTTTCATGTGGCGGTTTCCTTTGTTTCGTTAATGGGGTACTACAGAAGGCAATGCTGACAGTTGTCAATAGGTCTGTCAGTCACATTGGCGACAGGCTGCAGCATGGGGAATCAATCAATTTTCAGAGGCAAAACCGGCTCGCATACCATATAATTACCCGCCAGGTTGTCGCATTGGTGACAGTTCCGGCTTTGTTCTGTATGATGGGCGGCATTCAATAAAGCGGAGCGAAACAGTATGAAAAGGGCTCAAGTAAGAGAGGCATTAGAGCAAGTCCCAATAGACCAAATACTAGGTGTAAAGGGAAAGCTCACACACAAACAGAAAACCTTTGCCCGTTTGGTCGCCCAAGGGGAAACCGGAGCCGGTAGTTATAGACAGGCCTATAACGTAACGACCAAAAGAGCGAAGACCGCCGGCAATGCGGCAAGTGATCTTAAAAAGCATGCGGGAATAGCTCGGGAGATAGAAGCTATCCGACTGGCTGAAAGTGCGAAGGCATATCATACGCCCGAACACTTGCGCTCCCTCGTCATTCATTCCTTAGTCAAGGTGATCACAGATCCGGAGAGCAAAGCCGGTCAGATCACGGCGGCGGCTAAGGTGCTCGGGACTGTTACGGAAGTTTCGGCCTTTACAGAACGTAAGGTGGTAGAGCACATCACATCGAGCACGGACGCACGGGCTCAGCTATTGGACAAGCTTAGAACATTAGTGCATGGAACTGTAACGGATGTAACTGTAAAAGATGCCGACTCTCTATTGGCTGAGTTGGAGCCCGCCCCGTTGGCGGATGCGCCTGCTGCCCAGGCTGACCCCCCACCCCCCGATTTGCCAAGTAGGAGTCCCCCCTCTCACCTACATAGTATTCCACTCGAAGTGTCAGAAGAAAAACCGGATGGGGGTACTTCTTTCCCAGAGAGCGACCCAGATGATGATTTTTGGAAAGACCCCCCGTCATCATTCCAAGCAAAATAGGGGTGGGGTATATATATTTTGAAAACTAGAAAACATAGGGTTAACCCACCCCAATGGTAAGCGTTACCATTGCTTAAAAAATAGGCAGTATATGGAAATAATGATTAACAGAGGCATGATAAGACGGCGGGAGATGAGTTATGACGAGTGTATGGAGAAGGATATGAGTCCGGTTCAGAAGGATGTTTTTATCATTGTGGATGAGTGGTGGAAGAAGTATGGGTGTTCGCCGACTTTGCGGCAGATTGCGGATGTGCGTGGGAAAACAGGTATCGGGAATACCAAGGATATTGTGGATAGATTGGTTAAGTTAGGAGTAGTAAAGAGAGTAGCTGGCCGGCGCAGTATTCGTCCTGTGTACATTAACTTTAGGGATATTGAATGATAGCCAATACCGCAGAAGACTTAGAAAGGCTGTTAGATAAGCTAGATCCGGCTATGTATGAAAAGCTGATTGATGAGGTAAAGGTTTATCAAGCGGCTATAGAGAGGGAGAAAGCTCAGGTTAGCTTTATGGAGTACGTAAAGATGATGTGGCCGGGCTTTGTGCATGGTCGTCACCATGCTTTGATGGCTAAGAAGTTTGAGGCTATTGCTAAAGGTGAGATGAAGCGGGTGATTATTAACATGCCGCCGAGACATACTAAGTCTGAGTTTGCTAGCTATTTATTGCCTAGCTGGTTTTTAGGCAAGAACCCCGCCAAGAAAGTAATCCAGTGCTCTAACACGGCTGATCTAGCGGTTGGTTTTGGACGTAAGGTCAGGAACTTAGTGGACTCGGAACAATATGCGAGTGTGTTTCCAGGGGTTAAGTTACGTCAGGACAGTAAAGCTGCGGGTCGCTGGGCTACGAATAAGAATGGAGAGTACTTTGCTATTGGTGTAGGGGGTACTGTGACTGGTAAAGGTGCCGATTTGTTGATCATTGACGATCCGCACTCGGAACAAGAGGCTGCGGCGGCTTCTGGTAATCCGGAAATTTACCAGAAAGTGTATGAGTGGTACACCTCGGGACCTAGACAGCGTCTTCAACCAGGCGGCGCTATTGTGATTGTGATGACTCGCTGGGGAGAAGCCGATTTAACGGGGCGAGTATTACAAGATGCGCTTAAAAGGGAGAAAGGTGAGGAGTGGGAATTGATTGAATTACCCGCAATTATGCCTAGTGGTAACCCCTTATGGCCTGAATTCTGGTCTATTGACGAATTAGAAGCCTTGAAAGAGGAATTACCAGTATCCAAGTGGAACGCCCAGTACCAACAAAAACCAACTGGCGAAGAAGGAGCTTTAGTAAAGAGAGAATGGTGGAAGATTTGGGAGAGAGATAGACCGCCGTCATGTGAATACGTAATTCAGAGCTGGGATACTGCGTTTACCAAGTCGGAAAGAAGCGACTATTCGGCTTGTACGGTGTGGGGTGTGTTCCACATGGACGAAGATCCTAAAAATGTGAACGTCATTTTGCTGGAAGCGTACCAAGAGAGGCTAGAGTTTCCGGAACTCAAGGAAAAAGCTTTTGAGATGTACAACATTTGGGAGCCGGACACTTGTATCATTGAAGCTAAAGCGGCTGGATCCCCGTTAATCTTTGAGATGAGGAGAATGGGCGTACCTGTACAGGAATACACACCGGTTCGTGGAAATGATAAGTTTGTGCGTATAAATTCCGTGACGGATCTCTTTAGGTCGGGTAAAGTATGGGCTCCGGATACTCGGTGGGCGCATGAATTGATTGAGCAGATGGCGTCTTTTCCTAATGCGGCTCACGATGACTTGGTAGACTCAAGCACACAGGCTTTAATTCGTTTTAGACAGGGCGGTTTTTTGAGGTTAAACACTGATGAAGAAGATGAGCAGGTTTACCGCCGAAAAGTTGCATATTATTAAGGAAACATATGGCTATAGATAAGGCACTGTACCAAGCACCACTGGGATTAGAAGCCCTGGCGGATGTTCCAGAGATTGAAATTGAGATGGAACCCGAGGTTGAAATAACCGAGCTAGAGATTGCTATTGGCCCAGAGAAGTTAGAAGGCGGCGATGAGTTTGACGCTAACTTGGCTGAGTACTTGGACGAAAGCGCACTGGAAACCTTGGCCAGTGAGTTGGCCAGTGACTTTGATGATGACATTGGCAGCCGTAAAGACTGGATGCAGACCTATGTAGATGGTCTTGAACTTTTGGGTATGAAGATTGAGGAAAGAACAGAGCCATGGGAAGGTGCATGCGGCGTTTATCACCCCCTATTGTCCGAGGCTCTGGTTAAGTTCCAAGCCGAAACAATGATGAGTACGTTCCCCGCTGCTGGGCCCGTCAAGACTCAGATCATTGGCAAAGAAACCCCCGAGAAAAAAGCTTCTGCGGTTCGTGTCCAAGATGACATGAACTATCAGCTGACCGATGTAATGACTGAGTTCCGTCCCGAGCATGAGCGCATGCTGTGGGGCTTAGGTCTGTCTGGTAATGCTTTTAAAAAGGTCTACTACGATCCTCACATGGAGCGTCAGGTTTCTCTGTTTGTGCCGGCAGAAGACTTGGTTGTTCCTTATGGCGCAAGTAACTTAGAAACGGCTGAGCGTGTTACCCATGTAATGCGTAAAACTGAGAATGAGCTGCGCCGTTTACAAGTGGCTGGCTTTTACCGAGACATTGATCTGGGCGATCCAGAGAATGTGCTAGACGAAGTAGAGAAGAAGATTGCGGAAAAGATGGGCTTTAGAGCCACAACTGATAACCGCTATAAGCTTCTTGAGATGAGCGTAGATTTAGATCTTCCAGGCTATGAGCACGAGGAAGATGGTGAGCCTACAGGTATTAAATTACCATACATCGTAACTGTTGAAAAAGGCTCCAACAAAGTTTTGGCCGTGCGCCGTAACTGGGAGGAAAACGATGAAACCTATCAAAAGCGCCAGCACTATGTCCACTACGGCTACGTTCCTGGGTTTGGTTTCTACTGTTTTGGCCTCATCCACCTCATTGGGGCTTTTGCTAAGTCAGGCACTTCTCTTATTCGTCAGCTTGTTGATGCTGGTACTTTAAGTAATTTACCTGGCGGCTTTAAAGCTCGCGGCCTACGTGTAAAGGGAGACGATACACCTATTTCTCCAGGCGAGTGGAGAGATGTGGATGTGCCTAGCGGAACTATCCGCGACAACTTATTGCCTCTGCCATACAAGGAACCTAGCCAGACATTGATGGCTTTGCTGGGCCAGATTGTAGATGAGGGTCGCCGTTTTGCTAATACGGCAGATCTTCAGATTAGCGATATGTCGGCTAACGCCCCAGTAGGAACTACGCTAGCTATTTTGGAGCGCACGTTAAAAGTGATGAGCGCTGTTCAGGCGCGCATTCACTACTCAATGAAGCAAGAGTTAAAACTCTTAAAAAATATCATTGCCGCATATACGCCGGAAGAGTACGAATATCAACCTACTGAGGGCTCACGTAGAGCTAAGCGCAGTGACTACGATGATGTTTATGTTATTCCTGTCAGCGATCCTAATGCGTCCACCATGGCGCAAAAGATTGTGCAATACCAAGCGGTTATGCAACTGGCTCAGCAGTCACCCCAGATCTACAACATGCCTTTGTTGCATCGTCAGATGTTAGAGGTGCTGGGTATTAAAGATGCATCTAAGCTTGTTCCTATGGAAGAAGACCAGAAGCCTACAGATCCAGTATCTGAGAACCAGAATGTATTGATGATGAAGCCGGTCAAGGCGTTTATGTATCAAGACCATCAGGCTCATATTATGGTTCACATGTCGGCCATGCAAGATCCGAAGATTATGTCTTTGCTCCAGAACAACCCAATGGCTCAGCAATTACAGCAGGCCATGATGGCTCACATTAATGAGCACTTGGGCTTTGAGTACCGAAAGCAGATTGAATTGCAACTAGGTATGAGCTTGCCACCTCAGAAAGACGAGGCCGGTGAAGATATCAACATGGATCCAGAAGTAGAAGCACGTTTGGCGCCATTGTTGGCTCAGGCTTCACAGCGCCTACTTGCGAGCAATCAACAGCAGGCTGCTCAACAGCAAGCCCAGCAACAAACTCAAGATCCGCTTGTTCAATTGCAACAACAAGAGTTGCAGATCAAGATGGCCGAGCAGCAACGCAAAGTGGCCAAGGATGCGACAGATGCTCAACTCAAACAAGAGCAACTGACCATCGAAGCTCAGCGCCAGAAGATTGAAGCTGCCCGAGCTATGGCTCAAATGGAGAATACTAAGCAGGCTCACTTGCTGGATAAGAGTGTGGAAGTTTTGACTCACCTGTCAAACACACACCAAAATAAGGCAAGCCAAGAGCGCGGCATGAATCAAGCTTCTCAACAAACTAAGGAAGAATGATGGACGTAATTGAAGTACTGGTAAAGCAATCTGACGAGAAGATTGCCCAACTCAAAGACTACTTATCGGAAGGTAGGGCGGAGTCTTTTGAGGAGTACAAGAAACTCTGTGGTGAGATCAAGGGTCTACTCACCGCACGAGGATATGCACTAGACCTGCAACAAACCATGGAGAAAATGGATGACTAGTTCCATCCTGTTAGCTACAGACGCTAACAACCCGCAAGTTGTCGGAGCCTACAATTTTACTGCCACCGCAGAGGAAAAAGGCAAACAACTACCTAAGCCATCTGGCTATCGAATTCTATGCGCCATCCCAGAGGCGGAGAAAGAATTTGAAGACAGCGAGATTGGTTTAATTAAAGCAGATGAAACCATGCGCAATGAGGAGACACTCACAACTGTCTTGTTTGTTGTTGATATGGGGCCGGATTGCTACAAAGACCCTGCACGCTTTCCAAACGGCGCGTATTGTCAAAAAGGCGATTTCGTTCTTGTGCGTCCTCATGCGGGAACCCGCTTGGTGATTCATGGTCGAGAATTTCGTATCATTAACGATGATTCCGTAGAAGGAACTGTTGATGATCCCCGTGGTATTAAACGCAAATAAAGGAGTACAAAATGCCTGAATTTGAAAAAGAAGAATTTAAATTTCCAGACGAATCCCAAGGTCAATCCAAGAATGAGGCTAAAGAGCCAGAGTTTGAGATTGAAATTGAGGATGATACGCCGGCTCAGGACCGTGGCCGTGAGCCAATGCCTAAGCCTCTGGTTGAAGAGCTGGAAAAAGATGAGCTTGATAAGTATGACGATGAGGTCAAAACTAAACTCAAGCAAATGCGTAAGGTCTGGCACGATGAACGCCGTGAGAAAGAATCCGCGTTACGTGAGCAACAAGAGGCTATAAACGTAGCCCAGCGTTTATTGCAAGAGAATAAACGTATTAAGACTATTCTTACCAATGGTGAGAAAGAGTACGTTGCCACTGTACAGAATGCCGCCAACATGGAGTTGGAAATGGCCAAGCGCGCATACCGCGAGGCATATGATTCTGGCGATACTGACAAAATGATTGAGGCTCAGCAGTCTCTACAGAATGTCAATTACAAGTTAATGCAGATTAAAAACTTTAAGTTACCCCCTTTACAAGAAGAGGAATTTGAAGTACAACCGCGTCAAGAGCAACGACAACCTGTTCCCAAGCCCGACAACAAGGCTGAAGATTGGCAGACCCGCAACGGCTGGTTTGGCAAAAATAGGGGTATGACAGCTTATGCTTTAGGTGTTCACGAAGATCTAAAGGATGCTGGAGTTCCAGTTGGCTCGGATGAATACTATGGTGAATTGGACAAAACAATACGCCAACGATTTCCCGAGGTTTTCCAAAGGACGTCAAATGAATCAACGGCAAAAACTGAGCCTGCTAAGCCAAAACCTAGCACAGTAGTAGCCCCGGTAGCCCGTAGCACATCTCCAAATAAGGTGAAGCTTAAGCAGAGCCAGTTGAATACGATTAAAAAATTAGGAATTACTCCCGAACAATACGTGAAAGAGTTCCTGAAAGTGGAGGCCCAAAATGGCTGAAAAAAGACTTACAAGAGAGTTTGACACACGCGATGTACAAGAGCGTCCTAAGCAGTGGGCGCTTCCTGAAATTTTACCTGAGCCAGACAAGCAGCCTGGGTATAACTATCGCTGGATTCGTGTCTCAACGTTAAACGCGGCAGACCCCCGTAACCTATCGGCCAAACTCCGTGAAGGTTGGGAACCCGTTGCACTTGAGGAACAACCCAAATTTAAACTGTTAGCTGATCCCAATAGTCGCTACCGCGACAACGTTGAGATCGGTGGATTGTTGCTTTGCAAAACACCTACTGACTTTGTTCAACAGCGTACACAACACTTCGCTAATCAAACACAAGCTCAGACAGATGCCGTAGACAACAGTTTCATGCGTCAAAGCGATGCGCGGATGCCGCTCTTCCAAGAGCGTAAGTCTTCGTCTACCTTTGGCAAAGGTACTTAAATTTTAAAAGGAGTCTTAAATGGCTTATCCCGTCGTCTCGGCCCCCTACGGCCTAAAGCCGATCAACCTGATCGGTGGTCAGGTATTTGCTGGTTCTACCCGCAATTTACCTATCCAGTATGGTTATGCTTCAAACATTTTTTATGGTGATCTTGTGAACATTGTTCGCGGAACCATTGTAAAAAATACTTCAACTACTGATGCTACAGCAGGTGGTTTGGTTGGTGTGTTCTTGGGTTGCTCTTACACGAACCCTACCACTAAGCAGAAACAATTTGCTCAGTATTGGCCTTCTGGCACTTTGGCTGGTGATGCACAAGCTATCATTTGTGATGATCCTGACACAGTGTTTAAAGTAGTGGTGTGCTCTGCAACCACAGTTATTGCCTCTGCTTCAACTGCCGTAATTGGTCAAAACTTCGGTTTGATCCAAAATGCTGGTAGTGTGAACACTGGTAATTCTGCTGTTGCTGCTTTGTACTCTGCAACTCTTACAACTTCCACCTTCGCCTTGCGTGCAGTTGGTTTGGTTGAAGAGACTGCAATTGTTACTACTGCAACTGGTTCGTCTTCTTCTACTACCATTACACTGACTGGCTCTGGCTTACCTAGCGCCTTGGTTGTTGGTACTGATGTGGCTTACTTAGCCTCTAATGGTCAAATTATTGAGACTGGTTCGTTTGTGTCTGCGGCTGCCGCTGCTGGTGCAACAACAGTGACCATCAATGCTGCGATTGCAGTTCCCGGCAGTGTGACCGCTATTCCTAGCGCGTCCACTATTGTTTTCACCCAGTATCCAGAAGTGAAAGTCAAATTAAACTTTGGCACTCATTCCTATTACACTGCCACTGCGGTCTAAGGAGCTAAATCATGGCTATTTCACGCGCACAACTACTTAAAGAACTTCTCCCTGGCTTGAACGCTTTGTTCGGTTTGGAGTACGCTAAATATGGTGAGGAACATAAAGAAATTTATGAAACCGAAACCTCTGAGCGTTCTTTTGAAGAAGAGACAAAACTATCTGGTTTCTCTGCTGCCCCCGTTAAAAACGAGGGTTCTGCCATTGCTTATGACAATGCGCAGGAAGCATGGACTGCTCGATACAACCACGAAACCATTGCTTTGGGCTTCAGCTTGACTGAAGAGGCTATCGAAGATAACTTGTATGACTCATTGTCTGCACGTTACACGAAGGCTTTAGCCCGCGCTATGGCCTACACTAAGCAAGTTAAAGCTGCCGCTGTTTTGAACAACGGTTTCTCTAGTGCTTATGTTGGTGGTGACGGCGTTTCTTTGTTTAACTCTGCACACCCCTTGGTGTCTGGCGGCACTAACAGCAACGTCCCATCTACCCCTGCTGATTTGAATGAAACATCGTTGGAAAACGCTGTTATTCAAATTAGCTTGTGGACAGATGAGCGTGGCTTGTTGATCGCTGCTAAGCCTAACAAGCTGGTTGTTCCACCTGCATTACAGTTCACAGCAACTCGCTTGCTTGAGACTGAATTGCGTGTGTCTACTGCTGACAACGATATTAATGCATTGAAGAACAATGGTTCTATCCCTGGTGGATTTACCATTAACCACTTCTTGACTGATACCAATGCTTGGTTCCTGACTACAGACGTACCTAACGGCATGAAGCACTTTGTGCGTTCGCCTTTGGCTCAGTCTATGGACGGTGACTTTGACACAGGTAACGTTCGTTACAAGTCTCGTGAGCGTTACAGCTTCGGCTGGAGCGATCCACTTGGCATGTACGGCTCTGCCGGCGCATAATATTTCTTAGGAAATATTTGAATAAGGGGGCTTGTGCCCCCTTTTCTTTTGTTGTATATTGCTTTTAACCCGGGCTTATCCGGTGCATTGAACAGTCCCGGCTGACGACATACAGATCAATGTGCCTAACTTGTATGTAAGGAAATATCATGGCAAATACCACATTCAATGGCCCAGTGCGGTCGCAGAATGGCTTCCAAAGTGTTTCAATTGACGCAAATACTGGCGCAGTCACTACCACGGCAACTCTTGGCGTTACTAGTAGCGTAACCAATTTGACTACTACAAATTTGGTTTATCGAAATGAAAACCATTCTTCAACTGCTGCAATTAACGCCACAGCAACGGCCACTGCAGCACAAGTTGCTACAGGCTATATCACCTCTACTTCAGCCGCAGCGACTACCATTACTTTGCCAACCGGCACTTTGCTTGGTGCAGCTTTAGGTGCTACTGCTGGTACCGTGTTGGATTTGTACATTGACAACACCGCTGGCGCATCAACTGTAACTATTGCTGTAGCTACAAACGGTATCTTGTCTACTGCTGCCGCAGACACTGCTGGTAGTTTTGGTGATCTGACAATTGCTTCTGGTGCAACTGGCATTGGTCGCTTTACCATTATGTTCTCTAGCGCAACAGCTTACGTGTTTACTCGTACAGCTTAATCAACCCAAGGGGCTTCGGCCCCGTTTTTAAAGGAGATTGATTATGATGCAAACAGACGTTAAAGGCGCAGATTGCCCAGCAAGTACTGCGACTACGGCCTATAACGGTCGCACTAGATTTAAAGGTTTATGGTATAGCGCATCCGCCGCTACAACTATTGCCATTAAAGATGGTACAACCACATTATTTACTTTTACCGTAGCCGCCGCCAGTACATCTAGTATTTGGCTTCCCGGCGAAGGTGTAGTGTGTGCAACAAGTTTAATTGTTACCCTTGGCGCAAGCGTAACTGCGGTAGCTTTTTATGGCTAAGAGTCCAGCATGGCAGAGGAAAGAAGGCAAGAACCCAGAGGGCGGCTTGAACGCCAAAGGGCGAGCCTCTGCCAAAGCGCAAGGTATGAACTTGAAACGTCCCCAGCCAGAAGGAGGCTCCCGGCGAGACTCTTTCTGTGCGAGGATGAGCGGAATGAAAAAGAAGCTGACCAGCGAAAAGACGGCCAACGATCCAAACTCACGGATCAATAAATCTTTAAGAGCTTGGAATTGCTAACATGGAACTAATGGTTTGGAATGTAATACTCTCTTTTGCATCAGCTCTGTTGATGTTTTGGGTAAAGGCGTCTCACGATGAAGTGAAGCGCTTGAGTATTCTTTTGAGCAAAACTCGTGAAGAAAATGCTGAGAAGTTTGTAACCAAATCAGATGTACATAATGACATTAATCGAGTGCTGGCCAGGTTAGATAGACTTGAGAGCAAGATAGATGACTTTATGAAGGAGCATAGAAGTGCCCTCAACTAGCAAGAAACAACACAACTTTATGGCAGCAATTGCAAATAATCCTGCATTTGCTAAGAAAGTTGGTATTAAGTCTAGCGTTGGTGAAGAGTTCATCAAAGCTGACAAAGGCAAGAAGTTTGGTACTGGCGGCATGACACGTCCAGATGTTCAAAAGGTAAACAAGCCAAAAACCCAGCACGGGAAAATGGCGCTCTTTAAAGAAGGTGGCGATATGGCTGAATCTAAAGCAATGGCAAAAAAAGAAATTTCTTTCATGAAGAAAAAGGGTGCGCCTGCATCCATGGTTAAACATGAAAAAGCTGAGTACGGCATGAAAAAGGGTGGCATTGCTACTTCTTTGAAGGCCCATGCTGCGGCACCTGCTTCTAAAGCACATAATGGAATGAAGAGTGGTGGTATTGCTGCTTCAAAAATGGGTGCTGTTAAAACCGCTGCTCCTAGCATTAATGGCGTTGCTACCAAGGGTAAAACCAAGGGCACAATGATTGCAATGAAACGTGGCGGCAAAACCTGCTAAGGAATTACCATGGCACTCCGTGAAAAATTAAATGAAATGATGGACATGATGCCATCTAGAAAAGCCGAACGTGAGGCTAGCGCTGAAATGAAGCGTGAGTCTCGCGGTATCCCAAAGCCTTATAACTTTGACGCAATTGAAGAAGCAAAACAAAATGTTGTTGATGCTAATGCGCGCAAGAAAATTAGCGACATGGGATATAAAAAAGGTGGCTCAGTGAGCTCTGCATCTAAACGTGCTGATGGTTGCTGTACCAAAGGCAAAACTAAAGGCGCAATGATCACCATGTACGGTGGCGGAAAGTGCTAAGGACATATCATGGCAACACGTAAGATGAAACGCTACGCAGAAGGTGACATTGTTGAGGGTGAGAACCCCAATATTGACGATGAAACACGTGCGCGCGCCCGTAAGTTTGTTGAAGACAATATGGAATCAGAGCCGGTGTCAAGATTTACACCTAAGTCTGCTCCAGCTAAAGCTCGTAGCGTTTCCAAAAAAGAATTGGAAGATTCGGGTTTGAGCTTGCGTGATTACATGAACAAACAGCAAGGTTTGACTCGCCGTGGTAGTTCTGCCAGTGAGGAAAAAATGCCTTTGCGCACTTTAGCTAAAGAATCTACTACAGATACGGGTGATGAATCTGCTCGCTTAGAAAGCCGTTATAAGAAGCCGGCCCCAAGGTACGAAACTCCATATGATCGTATGAACCGTACCAACCGCGAATCTGGAGTTGATTTTGATTCTATGCTTGGCAAGTTAAAAAGCCGCATAACTGGTGCTTCAGATCGTGGTCAAGACCGCATTCTTACCGGCATCAAAAAGAAGTCAGATGAAAATAAATTCATGGGCAGTACCGGCATGAAGTCTGGCGGTAAGGTTTCTTCTGCTTCTAAGCGTGCGGATGGTATTGCCATTCGTGGAAAGACAAGAGCTTAACCATGAGAGCAAGCCGTGGAATGGGGGATATCTCCCCCTCTAAGATGCCCAGCGGGACTAGAAAACCTCGCCGAGATGACACGGATTTTACTCAATACGCCGATGGCGGAAAGGTTGGACTATATGCCAATATCAATGCAAAACGTAAAAGAATTGCCGCAGGTTCTAAAGAGAAAATGCGTAGACCTGGTAGCAAAGGTGCGCCAACTGCTCAAGCGTTCGTAAACTCTGCTAAGACTGCGAAAAAATAATGGCTAAGACTACCGGAACCACTGCCTTTAATTTGGACATGAATGACCTCATTGAAGAGGCATTCGAGCGTTGCGGTCAAGAACTTCGTACTGGCTATAACTTTCGTACAGCCCGCCGTTCGTTAAATCTTTTGACGATTGAGTGGGCAAATCGCGGCATAAATTTCTGGACTGTTGAACAAGGACAGATTCCGCTGGTTACAGGGCAGGCCATATACCCTATGCCTGCTGATACGATTAACCTGCTGGATACTGTTATTCGCCAAAATAACAGTACATCAAACCAGATTGATATCAATATCAGCGGCATCTCTGAGTCTACCTACATGAGCTTGCCTAACAAGCTGGCTCAAGGTCGCCCTATTCAGATGTGGTTTAACCGCCAATCCGGCCAAGAGAATTTGTCTACAGTAACTCTAAGTAGCACAATTAACAGTACGGCTACATCTATTACGGTGTCCTCAGTTGCTAATTTATCTACGGCTGGCTTTATCAAAATTGATAACGAAACAATTAGCTATCCCAATATTGTTGGCAACCAGCTAGTTAATTGTGCTCGTGGACAGAACAATACAACTGCCGCAAGCCATACAGCAGGTGCAGCGCTGACAATTCAGAACATACCTGCCATTAATATTTGGCCAACGCCTAATTCCCCTGGCGATCAGTACACCCTTGTGTATTACCGCATGCGCCGTATTCAAGATGCGGGTACGGGTACATCTGTTCAAGATATTCCTTTCCGCTTTATTCCCTGCATGGTGGCCGGTCTAGCCGTTCAATTGAGCATGAAGCTACCTGACGTAGACCCGCAAAGAATAATGGCTCTAAAGGCCGATTATGAGCAGCAATGGGACATAGCACAGTCGGAAGACCGCGAGACGGCACCCTTGAGATTTGTGCCAAGGAATTTGTTCTATGCCTAATCGGTTTGCGTCCGGTAAATATGCAATTGCAGAATGTGATCGTTGTTCTCAGCGGTACATGCTCAAAGAATTACGCACGCAAACAGTTAAGACTAAGCCTTTTAAAATTAAAGTTTGTCACGAATGTTGGGATCCTGATCAGCCGCAGTTGCAATTGGGTATGTACCCAGTTAATGATCCACAAGCTGTGCGCGAGCCAAGGCCTGATGTTAGCTATTTGGTATCTGGTCAAAGTGGACTTCAAACCAATGATACGAATGGTACAGGTATAGATCAGTTTGGTTATCCCGAAGCAGGTAGTCGGGTTTTCCAGTGGGGATGGAATCCAGTTGGTGGATCCCAAATTTTTGATGCAGTATTAACACCAAATAATTTGGTTTTAACCATAGAACTTGGTACAGTTACGGTAACAGTTACATAGGAGCTTAATATGGCGTATACAAGATCAGCAGACGGCGTTGCTAAACAGGGCAAGACAGTCGGTAAGAATTACGGTGACAGTGGACCCACTGTGGGGATTGAGAATGGCCCCAAGAAACATACTGTTGGCAAAACAAACGCCGACATGAAGAAAATGGGTCGTGGTCTGGCTAAAATTGCTAATCAAAAGCGAGGTTAATATGGCTAAATTCAGCAAAAAAGTGATGGGCAAAGAAGTTGGCGATGCTAAAGTCTATGCACCACCCCATACCATGACTGGTAAAGCCGGCGTGGATATTAAAAATAATGGCTATGACGGCGGTAACCGCTTTACTGCCAACGATGTAAATATGTCCGTTGGCAATATCAGCCGTGATCCATACAAAGCACCAAAGACTTCTGGCATCAAGATTCGCGGCACAGGCGCGGCGACTAAAGGTGTAATGGCACGCGGCCCAATGGGTTGAGGTTTAAATGAACTATACGCAGCTTAGCGCCAATATTCAGGCATACACGGAGAACACGGAGTCAAACTTCGTGGCGGAGATCCCTGTGTTTGTTCAGCAAGCTGAGCAACGTATTTACAACACCGTTCAATTTCCTTCCATTCGTAAGAATGTGACGGGTGTAATGTCGGCTAACAATAAATATTTAGCCTGTCCTAATGATTTTTTAGCTGTCTATTCCATGGCAGTTATTGATACTGATGGTACATACGAATACTTGTTGAACAAAGACGTTAACTACATCCGTCAAGCGTATCCATTACCAACTGATACAGAAATTCCAAAGTACTACGCATTGTTTGGCCCTCAGTCTACTAACGCGGCTGAATTGTCTTTTATTCTTGGCCCAACACCAGATGCCAACTACAACGTTGAGTTGCACTACTATTTCTATCCAGAGTCTATTGTGACTGCGGGTACAACCTGGCTTGGTGACAACTTTGATTCTGTATTGCTCTATGGTTCATTGGTCGAGGCTTACACCTACATGAAGGGTGAGGCTGACATGATGGCGTTGTACAACACCAAATACCAAGAAGCTCTCGGCCTTGCAAAACGTTTGGGAGATGGCATGGAGCGTCAGGATGCTTATCGTTCTGGCCAGTACCGTCAGAAGGTAACCTAATGGCTTTTACTGGTAACTACTCTTGCAATACTCTCCGTGTGGCCATGACCACAGGCACGATTAACTTTGCAACAGATTCTTTTAAGCTAGCTTTGTATACCAATTCAGCTACGTTGGATGAGACTACAACAACGTATACCTCGGTAGGTGAAGCTTCAGGTGGTAACTACGTGGCTACTGGGCAGGCTGTTACTGCTACACTAAATTATGCAACAACCGTAACTGGTAGCATTGCCTACGTAACGTTTTCATCACCTGCTTGGACAGGTTCAATTACTGCCCGTGGAGCATTAATTTATAAAGTTGGCGGTGCTGCACCAGCTATTTGCGTTCTTGACTTTGGTAATGACAAAACTTCTGTCAATACTTTCACTGTAACAATGCCTACGGATACTAGTACATCCGCGCTTATTAGACTTTCTTAAGGAGCTTCCATGACTATCGACAAAATGACTGCCACCGACATGGTGCAAGCCACAACCAAATACAACACAATGCCTGAAGACACAATGTCTATTCAAGGTCACTACACTGCCGTTTGCTATAGCGTAGATGGTTTTGTTAAATGGTCTGATGATATTGAGAACCTTGTCACTACAGTGGGTAAGAACTTTACGCTAGACACCACGCTGGGTAACACCGCTGGCGGCGCAGTTGTGATGGGTCTTAAAGGTACAGGAACAGCGGTTGTAGCTGATACGCAAGCCTCACACGCCACATGGTTAGAGGTTGGCCTAGCCAATGCTCCTACGTACTCAGGTAACCGTCCTACGCCATCATTCAGTGCGGCTTCTGCTGGTAGCAAGACAACATCTTCTGCGGTGTCGTTTTCTATCACGAGCACTGGCACTGTTGCAGGTTGTTTTATCAACATTGGTGGTAGCGCAACTAAAGACTCAACAACTGGAACATTGTTCTCCGCTGGAGACTTTTCTAGTTCTAAAGCTGTTGTTTCTGGCGACACAATTGCTGTTACTTACACTGCTACATTGACCTGATATGGCTAATGGGTGGGGCAATAATGCTTGGGGCGATCTTGGCTGGGGTGGCGAAACCACCTACGAAGTCAGCGTCACCGAGTCCCTCACCACAGCCACGGCATGGGGTCAAGACACTTGGGGGTCTGGTCTTTGGGGCGGTACAACACCGTTTGAAGAAACCCAGACCGTTCAGTTCACGGCTAATGCGTCCATAACTGAGACAGCGGCTATATCTGATAGCCAAACTGCAATCACTGCATTTGCGGGATCAGTTACAGAAACGGCGGCAATTACGTCTACCGAGTCTGCTACGGCGACATTTGCAGGGGCGGTAACAGAAACATCAGTTACCTCGACCACAGAGTCGGCTACAGCCAACTTCCCAGTATCAATTACGGAAACATCGGCTACTTCAACGACTGAGGCGGTGGCGGCAACATTTGCCAAATCAATTACTGAGACTGCGGCTACCTCTACAACTGAGTCTGTGGCGGCTACGTTTGCTAAAAATATTACTGAAACAGCGGCGCTGACGGATTCAAACACGGCAACTACTGCTTACACAACCACGGTATCTGACTCTGTAGCCACAAGCACAACTGAGTCTGCCACGGCTAATTTCCCAGTCTCTATTACTGAGACTAACCCAATCTCAACAGTTGAAGAGGCTGTTGCCACGTTCTTGGGTAACATTACCGAGTCAATGGCTATCTCAGAACAGCAGTTGTTTACATGGCTGGCTGAGATCATTGAGACAATCGCTACGTCTGACGCTACAACGGTTGGAACGTATTACACAGAATTTATTGCAGAGCTTGCGGCTATCGCGGATAATCCACAGGCGGCTACTGCGTACAATGTAAGTACCTCGGATACGATGGTTATTACAGACACAAACAGCGGGCGTAATTTGTGGGAAGTAATAGATGACACAGAGAGCGCAAACTGGCAAAATATCAGCAATCCGCAAACACCGGGCTGGGGTGCTGTTGATACAACGGAATCGCCCGGTTGGACACAAATTTCTACTCAGTAGGAGCAATAGATGGCAAATACATCGCTAATCGGACTAACCCTCCCGGCTACAGGCACACTGTCTGGTCAGTGGGGCGACACAATCAACAACGCCATCTCTCAGATCGTTGACGTTGCGGTAGCTGGTACGCAGACTATTTCTGCTGATGCAGACATTACGCTAACTCTGACCACAGGCACATACGCTAGTACAGGGTTAACAGCTAATAGCTCCCAGTATGCAGTGATTCTGTGGACGGCTGCTGGCACGGTCACTCGCACAATTACAGTCCCTGCCCAGTCTAAAACCTACGTGGTTATTAACAAAAGCAGTACCCAGTCAATTACCGTCCAAGGTGTAACCGGAACAGGCGTAACTGTAGCGGCTGGTACACGGGCTATCGTGGCTTGGGACGGCACTAACTTTGTTAATGTGGGCGGTGGTTCTGCTGCTGGCTCTAACACGCAGGTTCAATTTAATAGCTCTGGTGCTTTTGGTGCTTCTGCAAACATGACGTTTGATGGCACTAAACTGACTGTTGGAAACATCCTTGACTCTGGTCTTACAGCCAGCAAGCCTGTCTTTACAGACGCAAGTAAAAACTTGGTGTCTACTGGAACTCTTGGTGTAGACCAAGGCGGTACAGGTCTAACCACTACAACCGCTTACAGCGTGGTGTTTTCAGGCACAACCAGTACAGGTAACTTTCAAGCCTCAATTGGCCCCGGCACAACAGGCTATCTGTTAACAAGTAATGGCGCAGGAGTGTTACCAAGTTGGCAAGCTGCTCCCGCAACAGGCGCTACTCGCGGTCAAGCAGTGGCAATGGCTCTCGTCTTTGGCTTTTAAGGAAACATCATGGCAAATCCAAATATTGCTGGCAGTTCAACCACGATTTACGGTGTAACAACCTATCTAACACCATCTGCAACTACAGCCGTAGTGCTTCTTCCTAACGCCGCTTCTAGCGGTACAGTGATGAAGATTAACCAGATCGTGGCGGCAAATGTAAGCGGTTCTGCGGCAGTGAACACAACTGTAAGCATCTACACCAACGGCGCAGTAGCTCAAGGCTCGGCCCCTAGTAGCGGTACGGCATACCCAATTGCTTCTACAGTTTCTGTGCCTGTCGGTGCATCTTTGATTGTTGTGGACAAGACATCAGCTTTGTATCTGATGGAAGGCACATCAATCACTGTTACATCCGGCACAGCCAGCGGCATCACTTACAGCATTAGCTACGAACTCATAGCGTAAAGGGAGGCTACTATGTCTCTTGATAGAGTTGGCGGCATTCTTTCGGTCGGGCGTGACGGCATCAATTCACCTGTAACAGCGGTGGAGTACCTTGTCGTGGCTGGCGGGGGTGGTGGCGGTGGTGGTTATGGTGGCGGTGGCGGTGCGGGTGGCTTGTTATCTGCTACTGGATATGCTG